CCTCGGATAGCATGCTCCCAACCCAGTACTTCGACATTTTCAAGTTTAATCATTTGTTTTTCCTCTCCTTTTCATGTAAGCATCAGAATATCTATAGTTCAATTTGGAGTCATCCTGTATAGTCATCTCTACGGTTCTGAAACTGTTCCCGCAATCGGAGCATTTTCTTCTCCGGAACACATAGTCGACATCATTGTAGAATGGTTCGGCTACTCGAGTCTTCGAGCTACCGCATTTGGGGCAGGTCATGCCTTTGCCTCCTTCTTGGTAGTCAGCTTCAAATATAATTCTTCGGCTTCCTTACCTTCGAAAGCGTTGATGATCTCAACGGCCTGACCAACGGTTTTTCTGCCAACGATTAAGACTGTGGTATTTTCCCTCACATTGAAAGAATATCCGATGATCAGGGATTGCGCGTTACTCATTTGTTTTCTCCTCCTTTTCCCAACATGCCTTGCACTTCCACTCTTTGCTCTCTACACTTTTACGGTAGAGATTCACGAGCTTCTTTCCGCAGCAAGGGCAGGTTTCGTGATGAACTACAGTTTTGGTGTGAGCGTTTTGAATTCGTCTATAGATTCGCCGCAGCTCGTCGTCCATGATACTGCTATAGCGTTCTTCGGGCCACATATTATTCTCCTTTCCTCGGTACATCCAAATATTTCTTTCGGATCGCTTCAAATTTGTCTCGATTAATGACCAGGGTCTTGTTACCGAACAGATCATAACTAGGATACATGTCTCTTGAAAATTCTTTAAGAACTGCTAACGCCACGGACCGGTCTTTGTCATCTCGATCCATTTTTTCTCTGATAGCAGAAATGATGAAATCCTTATCTAGTAAATATGCATCTGTAATTCCGGCCTCTTCAGCACCTCTGACAATTGCGTCATAGATTGCAGTTTCGTGACGGTCGATCATCTCAGCGTAAATATTATTGGTAACGTGGCAAATGGTCATATCTCCGTCATCGTTAATGCCGATCTCTGGTTTCTTGAGCTTAACGTGAAACATTGGGCCGCTATCAAAGATATGCACCTTATTCCACCTCCTCGAACAGTACGCTATTGAACTGCTCGTTGGGGAATTCCTTGAGGGTTACCAGAGTATGCCATGAGTGAACCTCCACATCAATCACGGTATACTTCTCGCCGACAGTCAGTAGATGCTCCTTATCGAACCCGGGAAATGTACTTCCGACGTCGTTCGAAACGCATACTACCTGCCTTTCTTTATTGTTGGTAATGTCCATGCTATTTTTGTCTCCTTTCAAAAATATAATGGTGGGCCCGCCCGGATTTGAACCGAGGACCTTGAGATTATGAGTCACCTGCTCTAACCTACTGAGCTACGGGCCCATTTTTTATTTGAATTTGTCAGCGAATTTAATAAGCAATGCTGCAGGTTTTTCTAAAAGTTTGTCTAACCAATTTCCCATAAACATCGGCGAATAGAATCCGAACACAATGGCTCCGGGTAATAGGCATGCCAAAAATATAGTTAGTCCGTCCATGTAATACCTCCGAAAATATAAAAGCGTAAGACCCCGAGTTTTTCTCAGGGCCTTAGCCTTTTTAATAACTTCCAAACATATGATCCAGTTCGTTGTTCAGCCAAATATACATTTCGTCGGAACAACTAACCTGAATCTCAACTCCAAACTTGCCGTTCTGCACGACGTTATACTTCACGCCATTCTCGTTCAAGAGATTTAGCGCGACGATAAAGTCGTCATACAAGCAGTCCAGATTGTAAATCGTCAAGATAGTTCTTCCATATTTTTCCGTAGCCTTTTTCATAAAACATTCTCCTTTGTTGTTTATTATTTCATAAAGGAATATGTTTTTTATGCGAAGGCGTAGTTCATGCGACCTTATCCCAGCCAGTAAACCGAGTTTCGTTGAACTTCTTTTTACTTTGCAAAGCTCGACTAATGGCTAAGTCGATTCCGGATCTTGTCTTGAGGTGGTAATACCAAAGGTGTCGATAAGGTGTATTGAGGCGGTCAATCCGTCCGGCCGATTGTTGCATAACTTTGTAGGAATAGTTTTGGGAGTAGAACACAATTGTATCGGTCTTAACACAATTCCATCCCTCTGCCCCGGCCGTGTATTGGACAAGATACACCCAAGCATCTCCTTCTGGTATTGGTTGATGCTTATGTCCATTCCACTCAGCCACTTCAACATCTTCTCCATAGTATAGTCCTTTCAGAATATCCAGCTCGTAGTCGAAGTTGTAGAAGACTATCATCTTCGGATGCTTCTCATACAATTCCAGCAAAGCCAGTTGTCTTGACTCGTCCGTATTCACGATTTTCCGTAGAATATAACAGAGACCACTAGCGTTAATGATGGGCTCGTTCTTATATGGGTCCCACCTTTTTTTCATAGTGTCTTTGTACATGGGAATATCATAGCTGGCATAGACGTCCTCATGGTGTGATATGGTTTCTCGCTTGAAGTCCATGTCCACGAGAATCCTATCTCTCAAACGGATTAGTCGTTTGGTGTTTACATATCTGTCGACTTTCGGATACTTGCTGAATCGGCTGTACACAATATGCTCTCGAATGAATTCTGTTTTGTTCTTATAGAACCCATTCGCAACAAACACCGGAATATAATCAGTCCAAGTGTCGCCTGGCGTGGCAGACAGAAGAATCCAGTCATTGACTTTGGTAATCTTCAGGAATGCTTTAACCCATGCTCCCGAACCGACAACACGTTGTTCATCAAATATAAAGAAGGCGTTTTTCACGTCCTTATACTTGCCAATATTATTCCAGCTATCGACAACCACCTTATGCTGGTAGAGATTTAACTCTGGATGAGTAGAAAGAAGGAAGGGCGCAAGCTCGCCCTCCCATTCCAATGTATCTCGCTTTCTAGCGGTTGTGATAATATATAAATCCTTAGGAGGATCACCCATCGGAACGTACTCCGCAGTGTTGAGTTCGCCTCCCTGTGTCATATAGTAATATGCCAAAGAGGTTCGAGATTTACCCGAACCAACGCCGCCACATAATATGCAGCCATTTCTCATTTGCTGAATAGCTTTGAGTTGATAGTCACGCAATTGTATCGCCAATGTGCGATCCTCCTTTCGTTAGGATTAATCACGGTTACCCTTAGGATCCGTCCTGTCCTTATGACGCTTACAAGAATATAATTCCGCTTGAAAGGTGTTCGTCTTTTTACAGATGACTTGACGGTATCCTGCGGGCTTACCGAATACGCAGTTCTTGCACTGTTTCTGGCTCATTTTTACCAGGGAGTCTCCTCGGGACCTTCGAGCGCAGCATACTTCTCCGCGAACTCGTCTTCCTCGACAGTGACATACATGTTCTTCACATATGCCTTTACGCCCTGCTCGCCACGAACCTCCCAGCAGTAGGGGCGGATGATGAGGTCGACATTGCGAATCTCAGCGTAGTCCAGGCAGTCGACACTCTCCTCGTCCAGCAGGGTCTTAGCTCTGCGGGTGATCATGAAGATCTTGGGAGGAATGTTGTCGTAGCTGACAGCCACCTGAATATAATGGGTAGGAGTTTCATCCTCATCGCGAGGAGCCAGAATGCGAACATTCCAGCCGTCCTCTGCCAATGCCTGGGCTCTTGCAGGGTCGTCGATGACAACGCAGAAGTTGCGCTTGCCTTCGTCGTTATACTTGGTCTTCTTACCCGCAAAGTTGCGGAACATGATTCGAGCATTCTCGATGATAAGGTTATCTACATTTTTATATGCCATGATTTATCGTTCTCCTTTTAAATATAATTTTTACCTCTTCTTAAAGGCATCGTCATAATCCTCGCTGATGTACCAAGGAAGGTCGTCATCGTCAAGCGGGTGATCGGGAATAAGCGGGTCGTCAGATACGAAGCGTTCGAAGTCACCGTATTCGCTGATAGTTTCAACGGCAGCATCAACAAGCTTGTCGTAGTAGGAGCGGTCGATGCAATTCTCTTTACCAAGAGTCTTGACCATCTCGGACTCCAGCCAGCGATATCCGGTTGCTCCAGTCGCAGAGTAGTACTTACCGTCCTGCTCCCTCATTAAGAGGCCGCCACCGCATCCGGGCTTAACAGGACAGAACTGACCAACTCTACCGACGAAAATATAATTGTGTGTTTCCTCGATGAGAGCCTCAAGGTCTGCTATACCCTGCATAATAGCGGCTTGAACTTGCGGGTCGGAAGTCTTCGCATAATCCTTTTCAAGCTTAGCGAGCTGCTTCTCGTATTCGGTAGAGTCAGGCAAGTCCTCATTCATATCCAAATATAATGCGGACTTAACAGACTTAGCCTCACACATATCCTCAAATTCGATAGTTTCCTTGCTGAAGAGCTTCTTGAAGACATACGGTACTGCGAACTGAGCGCCAGTAGGAGTCCACTGACCGGCTTTTTTACCGTCCTTATATTTCGCAATATAGACGGCGTTGTTGACCAGACACATTCTGTCGTACGTAGCCTCATGCTCAAATATGTATCCATACTTTTTGCCGAAGTCCATTACGAACTGAACGATAGCAGGAGTAGCGTTCGGAATCTTGATAGAGTCCGTCTTAATATGTGCTACCTTGAAGCCTCTCTTCTGAACCTCGTGTTTAAGGTCTACCATGAAGAGGGCGCCACGCTTAGCCACAATATTATCCTTGTTACGAGGGTCACGGAAGGCGTTCTCGAAAGCAGCTGCAGTCAGACCGTACACAGAGTTAATGGCAATCTTCAGAGCCTGAGCAAGGTCAGCAGCAGAGTATTTACCACTATCCAAATATGGTGCTAACTTACCATCCAGAACGGATTTTGCTTTCTCGTAGTCGCCGTGCTTAATATAAACACGAGCGTCCTTAATCTCCTTGAACCTCTTGGTGAACTCGGGTCCGAACAGAACCTCACAGATTGCACTTGTGGGGTGCATGGAAGCGACGTCAAGCAATGCGACATCAGCGTACATACCAGGTTCGGCATATACATAACCGCCTTCTCCGACCTCTTCGCCTCTGTAGATGGATTTACCACGCTCGTGAGTGTAGCCAGGGAAATATGGCAGAAGGCTTCCGGCTTCACCATGAGTCTGAGATACCATGTCAGGAGCAGACTCTCTGAGGAAGTCGTGCATAGCCTCGTCCATATCGAGAACGGGCTCAGCAAGGTTACGATAGCGGAACTGGTCTTGAGGCTTGCGGTTCTTGCCAAATATAATTCTGGTAGTCAGAGTGTTGGTAGTGTCGTTGACGGTCATGCCAGCAACGTCTGCCAGAATCTGTCTTGCTGTCCAGTCTGCCTGAAGATGGTTAAATACTGCTTCAGTTGCGATAACGTCATTGTCACAGTACTCGGCAACCTTAGGCCACAGTTCTTCTGGAACAGGTTGATCCCAAGGCAAACCAAGCTCTTGGTGGTGAATACCAAGTTCGATTTCCCATTTTTTCAGACTCTGCTTAGTTGCAGCGAAGTCGTATACGTCCGTAAACGATACGTTGTAGGCTTCTCCAAAGAAGCAGTCCCTTCCGGAGTTCTTCTTAGCGCCAACAATCCTCTGCGACAGATCGTGCAACTTCGCATTATCGTAGCCCATCAAACGAGCATACAAAATATGATTGTCGTATCTTCGGCAGTTGAAGCCGACTAAGCGGAACTTCATGAGGTCTTCGATCTCCTTAGGAGAAGGGTTAATCATTCGTACAACAGGCTTTCCTTCGCCTTGAATCTTCCAGTTGACCAAGAAGAGGTTCGGGAACACCTCAACGTCATAGAATACAAGCTTAGCGTCGTCGTTTTTCACACCCTCGGAAGGGTCAGCCGACTTAAACTGCATCTTATTGACGAGTTTGATACAATATGCAGCTTGGTTAGTACTACCAGCCGCAAACGATAATACTGCATTACGCATATCCGTAACGTCGTAACACAAGTCGCTAGAATATGCATCCTCCAGTATCTTATAGATGAAGTCGATACTGGGCTTAGTACCCGGATGAATTTCCTTGTTAAGGTTTCGTTTGATTAGTGTTCTAAGCCCCTTCTCGCTCTGTATAGCATCGAAATTTACCATTTTGCTATCTCCTTTCAGTGGTAAACCAGAACTAATAGTAGCGATTGGCAAGTCATTACACTTAGTGAGCCTTCTTCTAAGCGAACTCTTACCGGTGAACACTTTAACTTCAATGTGGTCGTCGTATACTCGGCTCAGCTTGGTAACATCTCCAGTATAAATATAATGAAGATGAATGCCGTTACCGCTCTTGCTAAGCTCGGAATATGTCGGCGGCCATTTGCTTGCTTCTTCGAGATTCCGTTCGAAGCATTTATTGCCGTTTTCGTCAGGAATATCAAAGTCGATGACGATATGATTCTCTGGGACTTTCACATAATGAACCGCGGATGTGTCCAACTCAGACAGTCTTGACGTGACTTCATCCCATTTTTGAGCTGGGGTTTCCTTCGTTGTAGCATACTGAGCAGGACAATCTGCACACTCGGAATCAAATGTAGAGGGTTGCCTCTTAAACTGAATATGTTTAACAGAAGCCCCTTCCTCTTTTTTATCATCGAGCTGCTCCTCGAACTTGTCAGTTCTAAAGCCGCTATAGTAGCTACGAACTCGAGAGCCGTCATCGAAGTTGAATCGGTCTTTGTAATCCCAGAAATAGTTTTTAAGCTCTTCCTTGAAGATTCTTTGGGAATAAGGGAACGTTACTTTCGCCTCGTCACAATATGTCTTATACATCTCCCACGCAGCCTTGAGCGTAGTTCCATCTTCTTTTTTGAACACATGGTATGCGTCAATAATGAAGTTGTAGAAGTCATTGGACGCACCCAGCATCGCAATCGGAATATAATCGTCATACTTGCCAGGGTTGCTCAAATATACTTCTTGACAATGGTACGCTATTGCACCCAGCTCAAAGCTAGCACGTTCGAATGCTACCTTATACTCCTTAGGAGGGAGTTTGTTACCGGATGGTGTCACGTCGATAAGACGTCTGATAAGACCTGACTTAGCGTCTGTAATCTTGACAGGTCGGTTTGTGCCCATGAAGAGGAAACACTTAAAACGATTAGCGTAAGTAGACTTAAACTTCTCGTTTATCGTCATCAACTCATGGGAAACCAAACTGTTAAGGCGAGTGTTGTCCTCGATCTTGGACAGGTCACCGTCGTGCTGGATTGCGACAAGAGGATTCGTTTTGAATGCCTCAAGTGCAAATACATTGCTAGACGAGCCTAGTGCCTTCGCATCAAATACAGAATAATATCCCTCGAAGAGCTGCTGCACAATGTTCAGGATAGTCGACTTACCCGAACCAGCAGGACCGTACAAGACCATAAATTTCTGTATTGTTTTCGAATCTCCGGCCACTATTGACCCGATTGCCCACTCGATTTTATGCCGTTCTTCCGGAGAATATAGAGTAGACATCAGCTTGTCGTAAGCAGATATGTCGCCAGCTTCAAGCGGATAGTTCAGCCTTTTACTAGCGTAGTCTTTTTTGCTCGTTTCGGTGTTGGAGAATATAAGTTTCTCGTCAAGCATATGAAACGAATCACGCATCTGCTTCTGACAATACTTATGCCAAGAATCAATCATTCCCGACTCGGAGTCCCACATATGCAGGACTCGTACGTCGCCGTCGAATTTATGACTATTTTCTTTTGCATACTTGTCCAGCTCACGGTCTATCATCTGCAATGCAACCAGTTCATCCGTAGACCACAAGCCAAGTTCCTCATTCCAAATGGCGTAGAAGTCGCCGCCTCGAATCATCAAATCGCTGCTTTTCGGATATAAACGAAATCTGGGATAGATTTCAATTACACCACGCTTTGTAGAACGTGTTGAAATTATCAAAAAGTCAACCACGTCGTTTTTCTCCTTTCACAGCTTAGTTTTCAGATTCGGTATTATCCTCCGTGGACTCGGCGGGTTCTTTCAGCTTCTCGATTTCTTCGGAGAGCTGCTTAATCTTGTCGTCTTGCATCTGGATAATGGCAGCGGTCATAATGAAACCAATACCGCTCAGCATGATACCGATGGCAAGCTTACGGTTGATGGCATTCTGTGTCTTCATGACCTTACCGACATTATTCAGGGCGTTCTCGGTAACACGCATCTTACCGAAGATATAGGCGATCATTTCGTCCATGTTCTTTCTCCTTTCACCTAGTATTTAAATATGAGCACATTTGATACCATATCTCTACGGTCCGCAAGTCATGCTCACATCCTTCGACCGTGAACAGGCCGCCCTCGCCGTTTCGATTGTATCTACGGTCCAAGAACCTATTGATTACCTTCTCGACGAACGATTCATCGAATTTGGAATCGGTCATAGACCATAGTCCGAGGCTCGAAATCATGTCCCAAAACCATTCACCGGTACGATTACCGATGTCTGGGTCGTCCATAATATGTTCCTCACATCGAAGCGCAAGGGCGACCATCATCTCCAAGATGCTACACGGTCCGTCGTCCAGATAGCTGGCAACGACAGGATATGTATAACGGTTGTCGTATGCAAACCGGTATCGCAGGTCAATCCCATCCTCTGCTCGGTTACCGTCCATGTCGAGAATATATACAAACTCTCGCTCATGCAAGTATCTGAGGAGTCTGGAATATGACCTACGTCTTACACGCCGGTCGCTAAGTACAAGGCTACACATCCAGTCATAATACTCGTCTCTTATAGCATCAAGTACTCTAGACATTAGCCCTCCATCTGATGCGGATTGCTACCGACTACATCGGAATACTTCCTGTAGTCACGGAGAATCTCGTAGTAACACTTGCGTACATCATTTCGAATATGTACAGCGTCCTCTTCATATTCTCCGAAGTGGTCTGCGTAATCCTCGCCGACTGCGCCCCCGATATCGTCAATCATCTCGTCGCTCTCGTCGGTGAGTACACCGTCGGAGTAATGAGTGAGACCGATGGTTTCATAGTCGTAGTACTCGCCGAATTCATTGGGAGGGATTACGCAAGGCTTCTCCACATCTGCCATTTTTTTAGCCACGTCGCTCGTACGAATGCTCGAATAGTCGACGCGTTCTTTGTCATTAGGCTTGTGGTATCCGTCGAGGCTGGATTTGCTGGTGGGCACAGGCTTCAGAGCGTCATCGGATTCTTTTTCTTCAGGTTTGCTAGCCTTATTGCGATTAAGCAGCGTTTCCTTAACAGAATCGATTTCTTCCTGAGCGAGCTTCTCGAACTTAGATTCCAGGAGCTTCCATGCAACAGCGGCACCAATGGCCGCACCACCGACGAATGCCAAGCAACATTTAATCGTGGTATTCATCATTGTTCTCCTTTGATTTTAGTGTCATGGCGGTAAATGCTAGTCCGCCAAAGAGGAGGGCGATACTTAACAGTATGCCCCCTGCAATATGTTGTTTTCGTCTGGTCTCGAGCGAATAGTCAAGTACGGAGATTACCGTTTCGAAGCTCTCCATAATGACCTCCTCCTTCCACCACACAACATAGCTAAACCTCTTATGAAACATATGCCTGCCAATGCTGCAAACATATGAGATGTAACAAGTACACCTTCATGCATCGTGATGCCTCCTCTCGTTAGACAATCTTTCTTATGAAGCGGAACCCCGATGTCAAAATATGTACGGGAAGCTTACATGTCTTCCCAGATGTTGCCGTCTACGTTGAAGTCCAGCAGAACAGCAGACTCCAGGCCGTTCACGAAGTTGCGAGCGGATTCGCTGTAAACATTGTAGATGCCGAAGTCGATGTAGTTATCACCCTTGTTGCTGTTGGGATCGTTCTTCCAACCGACAACCTGACCGGCCTTGGTGGGTTCGAAGCCGAGCATGGTATACACTTCATTCAGGAACACACGACCGCCGACGCCTCTCGCCTTAAGCAGGTCATTGGCATACTGCTGCTGGGCTCTCAGGAACATCAGGTTGTACTCAGGGTTGCGCTCGTAGTTGGGATTGGTTTCGTCGAAAATCTTGGAATACATACTGATGCCGTTAGGGTCAACGACATCTACGGTCTTGGTAACGGTCTTCATTTCGCCGTTTTCATCGATTTCGGTTTCCTCGATGACCTCGGACTTGAGGTTCAGTCTGAGCTTACGCTCTGCTTCCTCGCCGATCAGGTCGATGACCTTGCCCTTGTAGTCCTTGAACGCAGCATCAACAGTTGCGTATGCAGCAGCGAGGGCAACGTTTCTCTTGCGGAGAATATTGTTGGAAGCAAACAGGCAGGCGATGGATACAGTACCGAGAGCAATGGCGGGAGCATAAAGACGAGCAACCTTCAAGCCGGTCTGAACATATGCAACAGCAACAGCCTTCTTGCCGTCCTCTTCGGTGTACTTCTCAGCATTTTCAGGGTTCTCCACAATCTCGTGGATGTTGTTCACAGTAGTCTTTGCCTCGTCGAGCAAAGCACCTACCTTAGTAGATGCCTTACAGGCAAGAACGGCACTTGCTACGATGCCGATGGTGCCGCCAACGAGAAGAATCTCAGGGCTGTGCTTCTTGATGCCGAATGCTGCCTTATTGGCAAGCAGGCTTACTTTATTCATAAACTTATTGTCTTTCATATGAAATTATCTCCTTTACCTATTTTTTAGAAAATATGTCTCAGCAGAGCAACTGCCAAGACGACGGTTCCGATGACCACGAGCGTCATAACGCAGCCGACAAGAATCATGCCGCAAGCGTAGCCGATCTTGTAGCTCAGGCCCTTGTTGTTTTTCTTATTTTCCATGGTGATTACCTCCAAATATGTCAGTCGAGAGGCAGAGCCTTGGGAAGTCTGAGCATATAGCCATCCCTTACTCGCTCTACTCGAGCATTTTTGATGCTTGTCCAGCCGTAGCGATCGCTGGTATAGGGAGCAGTACGGTCGAGCATATCGTACAGGTCGAGAACTGTGACGTAATCATAACGGTCAATCAGTTCTTCCATCTGGATGAGAACACCTTCTGCTTCGCCTCTGGTTCTGATGATAATATCCTCGTAGTCGAATCGACTTCTGCTTCGAGGTTCTTCGGGTTCACGACGGGAGTCCCGATTGTTGTAGTAGCTGGAGTAGGAAATCTTGGAGCCAGTAGAGCCCTTAGAAGAACCTACCTTCTTTCCGAACAGCAAGATGCTGAGGCCGCCGCTGACGATTTCGAAGAATGTATCCTTGATAGTGGGAACGACAATACCCTCCCAAATATAACTACCGATACTGTCGGCTTCCTCGGATACGAATGTACCCATGAACTTGCCGATTTCACTCTTCTTTTTGACCTTTACAGGTTCTGCGACAACTTTGGTTGCCCGCTTCTCGGGTGTCTTAGGCACCTCTTTTGATTTATAGGAATTTGATTTGTACTCTTCCATGCGAGTTCTCCTTTCACTCGACCACACTGAGTTTTCCAGGAAGGATTATCTTTGCGGTCTTGGCTTTGTTGTTTTCTTTCTTGAATCTATATGCGAGATTGCAACGAGCCTTACTCTCGGATGCAGCACACGTAGACGCTTTCCAGCGATTTGCGATGCATCTCTCAAATTCAAGAACGGGACCGTCGTACGAATACTGCTTCATAAGCTAACTCTCCTTTCGCATAAAGAAAAGGGAAGACACTCAGTTTCGAGTGTCCTCCGCTATCACATACCGGTGATTCTTATTCTTCGGTTTCTTCTTCTTCCACGAAGTCATGCTGGGCGACCTTGACGTTGTCAACGGCCTCGGCCTGCTCGTCGTCCTTGGTGAACTTCTTGATGACGTAGTATACGCCGGCTGCCAGTGCGCCAACCGCACCTACAACCGCAGCACCCACGCCAACCTTACGCCAGTTCATCTTGGGCTTGGTTACGACCGGAGTGGCCTCCACGATCTTGTCGATGATCTTCTTGTCTTCCATGATTTCAGTAGTGAATTCGTTCATAATTGTTTCTCCTTTTCATAATATAGAATTTTGGTATTGGAATTTCTTCCATTAAAGGCGTTGTAATTTTCGCGCGGTTACCGGCTGTAGCAGTACTTCGGAGCAATGCGGTAGTCCACAACGAGGCAAGGAATACCATCGTCACACAGATGAGAGCTGAGGTTCAGGTCGATGCCGCCGTTCTCAATCTTCCATCCGAGCTGGTCGCCAAGCTCAGTGCTTTCAAGACCGATTTCCCAGTAGAATTCATTGAGAGATACATACATCTCGTTGATCAGGCGCTTGTTGAGGGTACTCTCTGCTGTGCGAATGTTCTGTACATTGGACTCGAAATATCTTCCGGAGATGGCATCGTAGCAGCGAGTTGTACCGTTACCAGTGATGATGACTTCTCGCTTGCTAACAGGGTCTTTCTCGACCTTATCCTTGGCCATAGCCTCGTGGATGACTTGTTCTTTCTTCTCGCCGATGGTTTCGATTACCTTCTCCTGATACTCCTTAAGAGCTGTTTCGGACAAGGTATATGCAGTAGCGAGGGCTGCATTACGCTTAAGGTTGACAGAATTTCCACCGATCAAACAGGCCGTAGATACGCCCGCCATGAGAATGGGCGGAATATAACACTTCCAAGTCGCCTTAACGACCTCGAGCGGGGTGAGCTTATCGACGATTTCGTCCGGCTCCTTTCCCGCCAGCACTTGGTCGTCGACTTTCTTGATTTCGGCGTCCTGCAGCAGAATGATGGCCTTGGGCGTGGCTTTTGCAGTAAATATGATTGCGGTCCACATACCAGCGATACCGAGGCCGGTGAGAATTTCGGGGCTATGCTCGACCAGCTTAGTCCCCACTCGATTAACGAAATGCGATAGTTTTTGTTTTCCCATGTTTATTCAGGTTCTCCTTTCAAATATGTACGTTATTCCATCGCACGGTAGATGTCGAGAATGTCCTCGCCAACCTGTAGTGCGATCATGAATATATAATAATGAGGATTTCTAATCTGCGAATACCTCCACATCTCACATACAAAATCCTCAAGTATGATTATCGGATGTGTGTCCTTGTTATCGACGATGCGCCATATGAGTTCATCAGCAGCCCATCTGGCATAACTGATTTGTTCAAAGCGACCTACGCCATAGCGAGGACGAACTGGCTTATCAATATCTGCTATGTAGTCGTAAATAACCAGTAAGGCTCGCTCACAGCTAGCGCGCATACTTATTCTCCTTTCAAAGCGAAAAGCAAAAGACCCTCCGTTTATTAGAGGGCCTCAGCCTTTTACTTTTTCTTCATATTGTCGAATGCTTCTTTGATTTCGCCTGCTTGAGAAATGCCGGTGAATACTGTTGCTGCGACACCCAGAATTGTGCCGACAGGTCCAGCTACTCTTACCAGTCCTTTCAATAAGTTGCCAATTTTCATGATTTATTCCTCCTTTATATGATTCCATAATACAGCTTGTATTTTTTGCGAAAACGGAAATATGTCAGTTACAATAGTCTTCTTCGTAATCGACAGTAGGAGGAATCGGGAACTCGATGACATAGCATTCCAAGCCATCCTCCATAGTAACAAGACGATTGCTGAAGTCAATCCAGGTCGCCTCATACTGTTCTGCGAGCTGCCACTGCGACCATCCGAGAACCTCTCCTTCTTCCGTTTCAGAGAGTCCTAAGAATTCATAGAATTCGTTCAGGTTGGCGTACCCACGCATTGAGAAGTTTCTATTGAGATGATACTCTGCGTTGAGAACCGCTTCAATGGTAGACTCGAAATATCTTCCTCGATACTCTTCATAGAACAAACGAGTTTCGCCGTTCGTATCCAACGAACCATATCCGGGAACATATCCCCCAGCGTCTTTACAATGGTCCATAGCGATGGCATCACGAATTCGGGTGTGGGTCTCCTCGCCAAGGAGTTCCTTGACCTTATCTTGGTATTCCTTATGCATTCCATCTACCAGCATATATGCGCTGACGAGAGATGCCTGCTGACGTCTGCTCAGAGCGTTAGCTCCAAACATACAAGCTAGGGTAGCTCCTCCGAGAAGTATGGTAGGAATATAAGACGGAGCGACAGTAGCCAATACTTCTGTAGTGGTCAGGTCTTCGCCCTTTTCTTCCTTAGCCGCATTTGTGAGGGCAACGGCTTTCTTAGTTGCCGCTACGGCTGTTACTACAGTAGCAATCATGCCGGCAGCTCCTGCGATGGTAAGAATAGTGGATGAGTTTCGCTTCACATAGCGGGTCGCTTTTGAACAAAGTTGTTGCAATGCTTGTTTACCTTTCATTAAAATTTCTCCTTTCGATTTTGCAAAAAATAAAAGAAATAGTACGGGATTCGAACCCGTCACCTCAGGAATTCCACCTGCGCTCTAACCACTGAGCTAACTACCTCTCTCATAATAACCCTTGTAAATTTTGCGAAGGGCAAAAAGAAAAGAGAAAGTTCGAAATATGTTTAAGTGAGCATAGGGATTCAAACCAACTACACCGCCCGTCGTCCCGTCCTTCCGCTCTTCCCGGGTTCAGACTTGTCATCATTTGATGGATGGGATTCAAACCCATCTCGAGCAATTCTATTAAACATTTTTCAGGTGCTAGCCCGCCGAAAACTAGCCGTTAATCGGATTCCCATAGATTTACGATTTGTTTCTCTACTATGTCCCCGACACCAAGTGGGTAGGAGTTCCACCTACACATTCGCGTCTCACTTCTTTCTCTCATAATATCCCATGTAAATTTTGCGAAGCGAAAAACTAAAAGGGTTTGTCACGCCCTTTTAGTGTTGGAAATGTAAATATGTCTATGGGTTAATAGAACCTAATTCCTTCCTTAATAAATATGCCTGCGATGGCAGCCCACTGGGTAGAGGTGGCTCTCACCTCGATACACCACTTGTCTTTTTCCAGGCCTCCGCAATTGCTGATCCTCATATCAGAATCCAGACGGCGCCGTTTAAAGACTTTCAGTGCTTTGATGATGTCTTCCTCCTTAATCAGGAAGCTGCGTCTTGTCTTAAAAAGTCTGTCCATTTGTTATTATCTCCTTTTGTTTATTTGTTTTTCCATAATATGCCTTGTAAATCATGCGAAGAAAAACAAAAGAAGAAGTAGTGACTGTTTCGATTCACACGAGCACAGGCCCTTTGTCTTCAGTTTTGAATAATAGTATTCAATCGGGTTCTTAACTCCCAATAGGCCAATTGTTTTCTTCTTCTCATAATAAGGCTTGTAAATTATGCGAGAAAAATAATAGGGGCTGGGTGCGGGCGAGTTCCCTTTTCACCGTTTATGGTCTGATCTTATCGTTGTTCATCCTCACGCATTTAAGCTTTTTGTTAGAGTATCTAGCCGAACTTTTTCATATTCAGCAACCTTTCTTCCAGTAGGTCCATTGCACCCCTTTCCATAATAGGAGTTGTAAAATATGCGAAAAACGAAGAGGCCTAGTCATTTAAGCTAAGCCTCTTGTTGTGGATTCACTTTAATACCTTGAATTCGGCTAAAATGTCAGCCAATCGTTCTCCGTTGCGTTTCCGTCTGTCGATTTCGAGCCATTCGGTATTTGTGAGTTCTCTTCTGAGGGCCCAGTAGTGCCCAAGGGACCGGTCATAGCAGTACAGGTTCTTCACATTTTCCTCCTTACGCAGGTTTGCATGCTTGCCCGTAATCTTTACCACAGATACGATGCCAGCGATGCAAGCCGGTATAATCGGAATTATGATTTCCTGGTTCCGTACGAACCAATCCTTTGTCTTGTGAGCCATAGAAGAAACTCTTTCTTTGAATGTCTTCTTGTTCTTTTCTCCCGGATAGTCAACGATGTACACATAATTTTCGTTCATTGTTTTACTCCTCCTAAATTAGTATTTTAGTTTCCATAATAGGGATTGTAAACCATGCGAAGTCATATAGTTTGTCTATCGAACACGGTTTCCCAACGTTCTCTAGGAAGAGGTTTCATCTTAAGCGCCCACATTATTTGGCGTACAGTAACAGTCGGATATAAACCGTCCGTACACTTTCCGGCTCTCTTTTTGAAGTATTCCATAAATCTCGGGTGTAAATATATATCATCAGTAAGCCACGGATCCAGCTCGCCCCACCATGTGGACTTATACTCCTCATTGAAACGCTGCTGTATAACCGCTAAGCCATAATCTTCAATCTCAAATACGGTACATCTGCTGTAAACAGGATGTTCGCAAATATGTACTCTGCCGTATAAAGACAGGTATATACTTGGTTTATTGTAGTGGTATCTCATAAACATCACCAACCGAGCAAAAAATAAAAGCCCATGCTGTACGCACGGACTAAAGTGTTAATCTTCTATTTCTACTGTATAACCGGCTGCCCATCTATAATATAGGTCTTCGTGGACAGATTTCCCGCACGACTTACATATGAAACAAATATGTCCCTCGTATTCCATACCGTTCGAAGCGCCACAATATATGCAATCTCCTCGCCCAATTGTGCCTTTTAGCCGATCCATTATTTCGTCCATGTCCTCGTTTTCATCAAGCTCCTCATAACGCCTGCTGTCTTCAAAGTCGTATTCGTAAATTACGTCGTACTCGCCTCTTTTCATATGCATTTATACCCCCTATTGCAAATTATCGTTACCTTAATTGTACCATAATTCACAAATTTATAAAGACGAAGAGGGCGTGTTGCCAGCACGACCCCTTCATCGCTTAGAACTTAGTTTTTGCCTTTAAAATTGAAGAATGATTTCGTTGCTTTACCTGCTGTTGTAGTGAAGGTGTAGTCCTTCTCGAAATTGCACAGGGTCTTAGCGTACTTCATATTGAAGTGATGCTGCACAACCGGCACGACCAGAATGGCGGCAAGGACTTCTGCTCCACGAATGACGTGTCCAATCCAAGCATTCTTCTTCGATGCCGACTGGTTCTCCATCTCGTTGCGTCTGTCGATTGCGTCCATGGCCTGCTTAAATGCAGCGTTACCTTCGTCAGTACCCGCATCAGCGTCCCGTGCTTCTTCGAGGCGTTTGGTAATCACCTCATCCAACAGCTTCTTGTTTTTGTCAGTCATTTTGTTTCTCCTTTCGGTTAATAAATATGTTCCATAATAGGACTTGTTAGTCTTGCGGTAAGTAGTTGCGGTTCTCTACTTTGAGCGTAACGTAACCGCAATTAGCGACACCCTCAATACCGCCAACACCCTTGTTAATCTCGATGAACGGCATCGGCTCATTAGGCTCGGAACGGTCAATTACGAGTGTACCGACATGCTTCGTCTTTCTGTTTTGAATGTACAGCGTGATGATGCTGCTAACGACAGAGCTGACGATAATCGCAATAATGATGTCCATGATTGTTCTCCTTTCTAAAAAGTTTTATATAAAATTCCATCCGGGGATTTTTTCTAATATTAAAATAGCATTATTTGTTGTCACCCGCGTACGGAATATGTATAATAAAACGAAAAGAGTCCGTGCTAGGGACTCTTAGTCGTTGGGCTCTCTATAGAACCCGATTTTTGTTTTTACAGTTTTTGGTTTCAACGAGTTCTGCGGATTCTTTACTAGTTTTGAGTATAGGTCGGTCTTCGTCCATCGTCTGTAAATGATCTCGCCAAATATGTCGATGACAATAAACTTTCCTAAATACCATCCAATAGATGCTAGTAATCCAATAAGCAAATAGTTCATAGTCGATACCTCCTTTGTCATAAGAGGAGTTGTACATTTGGCGCAAAAAGAAAAGGCCCCGTGTCGGGACCAAGTTAAATTAAATTATTTACATAGGTGGGTTGAATACACATAACCCAGGATAGTACTCTGTTAACATCTCTTCTATTACGTCGTAAGTATTCTTAGTGGTGCTAGTTTCAATTACCATCATAGTCGGATGATCATCATCGAGGGGTTTACAGGTTACGCCGCCATGTTTCCCTCTGGTGATCAAACTGATTAGTCCGGTGATGAAGCTTATAACCTCCATATCACTTCCGTCCATAACTACTGTTGAGTATTTCTTTACAATAAATCCTGTCATTGCATGACCCTCCTTAAACATATAGTCTTTCATAATAGGAGGTGTAATTTATGCGGGACTACCATCTTTCCTTACTTAGTAGCCAGAAGAATTTTCTATATCGGTCGTAGTACATGTCCTTTCCGCAAGGCATCTCCAATTTCATTTTGAGGTAGTTGTATGAAAGCTCCTCGGTAACGGCTTTTAAAATATACATCCATAAATCTCTGTCTGTGTCCATTGCTACTCTTTCCACCATCTCGATCATTTCGGAATAGTGAACTTTTATCAAAGCACATTTTGCAGTTGGGTCGGATTTAGCATTAGTTGGGGATATCAATTCTTCCAATATAGGTGACGAAATAGTAAGCTCGTCCAACGCTGCGTATGCTTTTTTCCACATAGGATACTGCAAACAGAAGTGTTTAAGCTCGTAGTAACGGTGCTTGCTTATCCAGTATTTGTTGTTTTCAGATAGTTCTGGGCGTATTAATGTTGCCATATTAACATCTCTCTCCTTTCCATATATACCCTGTGTCTTCCCATAACTTTTTCGGCGAAATATAAAAGTTTATTCTGCCGTACTTGGAATCGATTTCTTCGACCTTAGTTATGAGCTTTCCATTCCTAGTAGCCTTGCCTATAGGAAGCCAACCGGCAACGATTCCGGCTCGCACCCAAGATGCGTCTTTACCATATACTCTGGCTGCTACTAACACTGGTACAGATCCTTTAATGAATTCTTCCATTTGTCATCGCCTCCTTGTATCTACATTTTAAGACAAATATCGACACAAGTAAAAGCAAAGTCGGTGGAAAATTTAAAAGATTCTGAAAAATTGAGAGAAAAAGAAAGAGCCCGAGTTAACGGGTCTCCTTCTTCTCGTTTTTGAAGTCCACGAATTCTTTTGGAAGTTTAACTCCAAGTCGTTCGTAGCAGTCTAGACACTGTTTAAGATGCTTTTCATTTGCACGGTCTGCTCGCTCGCCACTAAGCATTTTTAATTGGTGTGCTGCGTTGCAAACGTCGATCATGTTCAAATGATAAGTCAATCTAAGTCGTGCCACTACTTCTGGTAATGCCATGATTAGTTCTCCTTTCATTGTGTACTTCATAAAGGAGTATGTTTTTTATGCGGGCGAAAAGAAAGAGCCCGAGTTAACGGGCTTACTTTCTCTTCGTTACAAATGTAAGATAGTCGCTTACTCTGACGTCGCAGATCTCCTTGAATGTGTTCTTCAGTTGCTTGGAAATGTTCGCTCTGGTTTCTTTGGTTCTGAAACTGACTACGATAAGATCTCCTGCGCTCCACACGCCAATAGGTTGTCCCTTGACGCTGCGGTTCTCAGCAAATCTCTGTACCCAGAAATTCGTCTCCTTGTCAACCACGATGCTGTAAGTCTCCATTTTTTTGAATAATGCCATAATAATTTCCCCTTTCAGAAATATAAGTGTTATCTTTCATAAAGGAGCATGTTATTTTCGCGTCCATCGTGAGATGGTGCTTTCAGACGGGTAGTCCTCGAAGCCCAAAGTGTCGGATGTGATATGTCCCTCCAGAACAGCTCGTATTATTTCGGCATCGTAATGCTTGTACGGAAATATGTAATCAGGAAGCACTCTGCGTATACCTTTACAAGCGACGCATTTACGGCGTGCAATTTTGATCCAGCATTTATTCCCTCCCTTCGTACGTACAATTCGTCTAACGTGATCGTAGTGCTTTAGCTCCCCTCCACAGCTGGGACATTTTGAAGTCTTACTAATAGTCATATATGCCGTAACCCTCTGGTCGTTTAATCTAGGTTAAAATATGTCTAATCTAGATTAGAAATGTAGGAATAGATTGATTATTCATACACTATAATATATAATTATTAGTAAGATTTCAAACCATAAATATTGGAAAGAGGTGAACATTATGCTAATTAAATGTGCCGAATGTCAGCTTCAAGTTAGTGACAAAGCTGTGGCCTGCCCTCATTGTGGTTGTCCGCTGCAGCCAAATATGACGCAAAGAAAACTTAGAAAGCACAACAAACGCCGCCGACTTCCCAACGGATTCGGTCAGATAAGCGAAATAAAAGGGCGTAATCTCAGAAAACCATTCAGAGCTATGGTTACTATTGGCAAGAATGAGAACGGACGACCAATATGTAAACCATTAAAACCAGAATCGTTCTTCGAAACATATAACGACGCATATACTGCTCTGGTGGAATACAACAAGGATCCGTATGATTTAAGTCAGTCGATGACCGTAAAAGAATTATACGATGAGTGGTCGGGAAAGTATTTCGCAAGGCTCGACTCGGACTCGTCAATACGAGGAATTAAGTCGTCATGGAATTATTGCTCAGCGATATACGATATGGGTATAAGAGAGGTGCGAGCTAGACACATTCGAGCTTGTATCGAGGAAGGATATGTACTTGACAAAGGTGAGAAACGGTATGCGAGTAACAATACTAAGAACAGAATAAAGTCAACATTGAATCTGATGCTTGATTATGCTGTCGAGTACGAATATGTCGATAGGAATTACGCAAGAGATGTTAAGATGGCGGATAGTTTGGCCAAGGAATCATCTGGTAATTCGTCAAAGCATATGAGCTTTGCTGACGATGAGATGTTTAAATTATGGGAAAATGTTAATACTAGGTTATATGCGGATGTTATTCTTATACAATGCTATTCTGGATGGAGGCCTACTGAATTAGTAGAACTTAGACTTGAGGATGTAGATCTTAAGGAATGGACCATGACAGGAGGGATTAAATCAGACGCTGGAACCAATCGAACCGTTCCAATTCATGAAAAAATAAAAGGACTTGTTAAAATGAAGTATAACGAAGCAGTCGAACTCGGAAGCGAGTATCTGATAAACTGCATCGATAGGAAGTCCGATAGCGATATGTTGAACTTTAGTTACAAAAAATATAGCAACCGTTTCGCAACCGTAATGGACGATTTGAATTTGAACGAAAGACATAGACCGCATGACCCTCGAAAGCATTTTGTAACAATGGCTAAGAAATATGGGGTCGATGAATATGCAATTAAAAGATTGATAGGTCACGCTATTGACGATTTGACCGAAAAGGTATACACTGAACGTGATATCAACTGGCTTCGAGAAGAAATTGCAAAAATAAAATAGAGTGTAGGATTAGTGTAGGAATAATACAGGAGTTACCTACACTATCCCACAATTAACTACTCTTAATTACACCTTACCATTACGGAGTATTCAGACGAAACGCACTACAATTTATGTGAGGTGTTTATTATGAAGAAACTTCCGATTGAGCTATAATGAGCCTTGAGAGTAGTAAGTGTAGAAATGGTGTAGGAATAAGCCACTTTTTAGCCAATTTAACGGCGATTTGGCATCTTCCTACACCAATTTTTTACACTTCAGCAGAACTTACAAATATGTCATTCGGCTGTTTTCTTATACTGCGCACTGCTGATCTGCAGCACAGTACCAAGGAACACGCTGATAAAGCCGAGGGTAGCGCTGATAGGCTCACCGTAGGGGAGACCCCAGGTAGAGGCGATGCCAGCATACAGCGTTGCTATAGCGGGCAGTACAATCAGTGCGATCCACTTGAGAATGTCATAAACCTTGTTACTCATTTTCATTTAATGGGCTACCTCCTTAACAAATTTAGAGGCGTGCATCGGCAAGCGATTAACCTCTTGCATGATCTTTTTGGCGGAGCCATTACCGCCGAGTTCCTCGTAGGGTTTGTACAAATAATCGTTCAGATTCTCGTACTCTTCCTGAGTAATCCAACCACGCTCAATGTATTTCATACCTAACTCCACGATACGGTCATGGCCGAGCCCGACTAGCATCCTGGATTTGGCATCATTCTTATCTCGTCTGGACTGAATATACGCCCAAAAGCCAGAGGACGCTACGACAGAGCCCAGTATAGTTAAAAGTGTCTGAAGCCACGGATCCATATGCCAGCCTCCTTTACTTCGTGTATTTGATGGTAACGTCGACGTATTTGTTTACCGTCTGGTCATACCCGTTGACGCCGGAGAAAATATCACTCGGTTCAGGCGGGAATACGTGAACGGTCATTCTATACGCCTCTGCGGAACTATCTGTACCTACGGATGCCTGGATACGGATATCGGATCCACACACGCGATAGGGAAGGTGTGTAACCGACAACAACGTTTCATCACTCCTATACAATTCGCTACAGTACGTTGCGTGTACAGATGTGATTCTCGCTGTAGCGTCGACGTCGAATACCTTCATGAAGTCGAGGTCGGGAGCATCGTTGTTAATGCAGGAGCTGTCGATTCGAAAATGTCGTGCGTACACGGGCTTTCCGAGATGCCGCTCGGTCGTACGATACTCCTCGTCGCGACCCATTGGAGGATTCTCCCACTCCCACTCCTCGAAGACCATGCCGGCGAGACTGCCGCCTTCGGGAGCATAACATGTCGTATGCAAACGATACCCATCCATCGTGGTAATCTCTGCATGTGCGCAAAGCCGAGGACCGTAGTACATACCGTAATAGATCGACATACGTCCTGCAGAACAGAGTACCGTATTGGGAATATCAAGCTGCATACTAACGTGCTTTACGGAGTTGATCCGCATGGTTTTTACCTCAGACAAAATAGCCTGGTTGACTTCACTGAAGTCCTTACAGAACCAATCGCCTCCGGACTGCAGAACACCGTATTCAACCATATCCTTCAGTATAGCGATATCTTCCCGGGCCTGAAGGTCGATAGAGCCAGCTTTTCCGTCGTCATAGCAGCAGCGAATGCCATCATGAATCGCCTGGCGAACTTCCCTGCCGTAGACGGCATTTTTAATTTTTTCAAGAAATGTGCGAATATCCGCCATTTTGAATCATTCCTTTCAGTTAGTAAATCCAGCAGCCGTTTACGAATATCGATGTTCCGGCTGCTATTGCTGTTTGGGGTTTTATCTTGATGTAGCCGCCGGTCGTTACGAATACGGCACAGGAAGTCGTAGAGGTGTACGCCGTCAATATTACATCAAAGCCCTTAGGAGCATATGCGGAGCCAATTCTGCCTAGGGTAACCGTTGAGCCGGCCGATATACTAGTGGAAGTGAACTTGGTATGCAGATACACCACGTTGGTGAGTTGCTGGCGTATGCTATTGTTCTCGACGCTAGAGGCGCCCGTGCTAAGCGTAATGTCTAGAGGATAACTAGCCAATGGTATGTCCGACACGAGGTGTATCTCTTGGTCGTCATAGGCCAGAATACGCAGATCATTGATCAAGTCGAATAGTCCAAGAGCAATAGGCGATTCCGAGTTTCCTCCGTATATCTTTGCGTCGTGTTCGTACGTTCCACGCCGGCTGCTAGTTGCGAAATTCACCAACTTCTCGTCGTCATGAAGGTTGAACATTAATGCGTCGCTAATATAGGCCTCGGTAAGATATGCGGCTGGAGCCTCAATAGTATTCTCGAATATGATGTTGTCGGCCGAGAACGTAAGAGCAGAAGCGCCTTTGATGCTGATAGAGCTTCCCTGAAGTACGAGTGGCGTAGACCTATTGGTAGCTTCACCAATGGTTATGCTGTACACCGTTCCGGCTCCGCCTTCGGACTCAGTTATCTTAACAAGAGACAAGTCCTTCGGCCCTTCCTCTCCAGTGCAGGAAATGGTTATACTATCCATGATAGTAACGCTCTCAAGACTGCCACTCGTAGCGTTAATTTCACCTTTTATGACTCTAATGCCTTCGGGACCAGCCACCAAGCAGAGTTCGCCGCTATTATCGAGAATCTCAAGTCTGGAACTATCGGATTTCAAGCCACCGATAGTCAAGGTGCCAGATTTGATGTACGATGCGTTTATATACGCGTCACCGGTAGCTTCATCATAGACGATGCCTTGCGTTGCACCGTTATTAGTCAGCACCTTAAATATGCCCTTCTGAGTCATGTCTTCTTTATAGACTTTATTCGGGACATAATTTTGGAAGTTCTGATTAACCTTGTTGACGGTGCTGCTTGCCTGCTGTGCCGTGATAATCGCATTTGATTGCTGCTCGGTCATGGTAGTATACTTCGAGCCGAATGTATACTCGCTATTGTCAAGGTTCGCCATATCCAAGACAATTTTGGAACAGGTGAAATCCCGGTCGATGCTGTGCGGACGAGAGATTACTCGAACGGAGTCGCCAAGCTTGAGTCGCTCAACGTTGGCGTCTACAAGATGGAGGTCGACTGCATTCATAGTTAATGTCACTGCCATCTCGATACTAGCGTCAAGCAGGGCTCGGGCCTTATTAAGAAGATTCTCGGGAAGAGTGACATCGTCCCATTCGTGAACCTTTACGATTCGTCCGAACAAAGCTATACCAGCGTCGTCTTCGATGTAGTCTTTACCGCCGTTGACAGACTCGATCGTAAGGCGTTTTGGCTCCTTTTCGACGGTGCTGTCGCCAGCGCTATCTTTCGGACGAGTGGCAACAGTCCCGCAGTCGGGACACTTATAGGTCCAATAGTCGGGTTCTTCCTTCTTTACCTCGTATCTATAGCCGCAGTCACCGCATACGTAGACCCAATAGTCACCATTGGAACTAGCAATAGAGTCGAGTGACAACACTATCTCAACGCAACCTTCATGTGCGTGTGCGGCCACAGTGTTCGGAGGCTCTATGACATCGCTCTCCAGACTCATGTTTTTGTGACAATCAGGACAGGTCGGAGTCATTATAATTCCGTCGCTGGAAGAGCTTCTCTCTGGATATGCACCAAGCGGGATGAGGACGGTAAAGACATTTTCGGCAGTAATATACTCGGATATATCAAGTATGTTCTTACCGAACTCAATGGTCTGAGAATTTTGCAGGCCATACGACTTCACAAGGTCGATATATCGTTTACCGCCGACCAATCTAGGACGAATATAGCCGCCATGAGTTTCGATTAACTTAGCATTGATTTCGTCCCACGTATTTGTGTAATTCGTATTCGAGCGGTTAATATAGTTGTTAGGATCAGTTACCGTAATCTCGCCAATTATAAACCGCTTCTCTTCCTCCACCTGCTCGTTATGGGCGTCGATAAACTTCTTGAAGAGGTCTGGAATATCTCCAGTAAATTCGTACGGACGCTGGATTGAATCGAGGAGGAAAGCAAGCTCGCCCTCGCAGTAGACATTCTTCTTGCCAAATATGTCTTTCTCGTCATACAAGACACGACCGCGGAAGATTTCTTCGTTATTGTCGTATACTGTTACGATACTTTTCAGTTTCTGAATGCCACTGTACATAGGATTCTTAGGAGGAATCAAAAATGTCAGCGAGCCTGCTTTGCTCAGCTCCATAGTGAGCTTGGGGTTCAACACCAAATATCCGTCTTCAATGAGTAAGGGGGAGTAGAGTAATTTACCATCGACATAAATCGAATACATTACAACCTACCCCCTCTATAATTGATAGATACAGTTCCGTAGCCTACAAGTGTTAGAGTGTTTTCGCCATCTTTAATGACTATATCACTCGTTTTACTCGTTCCGTCAGGAATGGCATATATAGCGCCGTTGTATTCGACGAGGATTCCGTTTCCGTCGTTGGTTTCCACCGTAAATTCCGGAACAACCGGTCGCCTACTTCCGGGTATGATGATTGTCAAGGACCGATTAACTGTCAAATCCTTATACTCTCTAATTACGCCGGTTTCGAAATTGAAAGTATCCCACTCCCAATCGTCCAAGGAGCTGTACACGTCGAGCTTATACGGATACACAACATAGTCGATGACAATCTTTGAGTTGACAGGTTCAGACTTCCATTGATTGACCGTAAAACGACCCTCGTAGTAATGCAAGGGGTCGTCTTCGAGAACGGCTCTCAATGTTTGACCATGGAGATAGTCCATAATCTCGGAATACAGTTCATGCCATTCTCGATGCCAGTTATCAACTATGAATTCGAGAGAACCTTTTCGACAATCGTATGTAACATATCCGGTAAGGGCTTCTGTCATGTCCAGATGCCCATCGGAGCCGGGTATGTCAATGTAGGTTGTTTTTGGTGAAGGCGGATTGAACACCGGGCGAGAAGAGGGAACCAAAAACCAATCATCCCAAGTATTCTTATCGCCGAAAGTTATCGAGTGATACATCTTTAATTCCCCCTTCCGCTAAGAGATGCCTTACGTCCTAAGCCGCTATCAATCTGCGGGAGAAGTTCGCCAACAACGGTGCCGCTATCCATGACGATTCGCATCTTGGTAATAGCGTCTGCCAGGTCGGAAACATCTCCTCTAAGAACTGCAATAGCGTCGACGACGTCGGCGTTTCCATTTTGATTTATCTTGTCCAATTGGGCAGTAAGGTTGGCGATACCGCCGATGTTGCCGCCGAGAACACCATTCAGAGCAACGGTTTGCTGACCGAACAGGCCGCCAATTGTACCAGAACCAGCACGAATCTGGGACAGATCAAGAACCGGTCTGATTACAGGTCCACCGACATCATCACTCAACACGTTGGATGCTCCGGAGATCGCATCAGCCATAGCGTCCATAGCGCCTCTGCCTACGCCCTCGGTAGCAGTTGCTACCTTGCCAGCGAAGGACTGCAAGCCAACGATGAAGCCCTCGTCTACGAATCTACCCATCTCAGCAAATACCTTAGAGGGGGAATGAATGCCGAGAAGATTCTTTGCTGCTTTAACGGCATCACCTACAACGCCCTTGGCTTTCTGTACAAGATTGTGGGCTTTGTCGCCGATACCACTAATGAAGCCGGAAATAAGGTTACGACCAACGCTCTGGAAGCTAGAACGCCAGTTGTTTATAGCGTTTTTAGCACTGGAAGCGAGGCTGCTTGCCTTACTCTTAATCGCTTGCAGCTTCGTACCAAAGCCGGACACGACATTGTTGATCAGATTACTGCCCGCTGCTTTGAAACTGGCGGCGAATCCAATAACTTTGTTCTTGACATTAGCGATGATTTCACGAGCCTTAGCGCCGGCATTCGAAATCAGAGAACCCATACCATTGATAAGACCCTGAATCACGTTCTTACCAATACCGGCGAATACTGTAGAGGGAGAATGGATTCCGAGGAATGCCTTTACGCCATCCACGAGTTTCTTGAAGAATCCGCGGATGGACTCCATCGTGGAACCGTGCTTATCGGTTATGCCCTTCTTGAAGCCTTCGATAAGGTATCCGAATATGTCGAAGCCCGCCGTTGCAAAATGGCCGAACCACTCGCCTATTGCCGTGAACATAGCACTCATCATGTTGTCGACGGCTTCGATGAGGAGATGGTTGTTATTTCGAATCGCATCGGCAAGTCCGTTACAGAAGTCGGTTATCGTCTTATAGCCTGCTTCGACCATTCTCGGAATAGATTGCACAATACCGTCGATGAGCGCCATTACGAGGTCTACACCAGCGAGTACAACATCGTCGATATTTTCAGCAAGGCCCTTGAGAAGTGCTACTACTATTTTAACAGCACTTTCGATGAAGAACGGGGTATGTTCGGCCAGCACGTTCAGCAATTCTGTCAGTAAGAGAACGACGAGGTCTACCAGAGGCGGAATGCAAGCGGTTAGCGCTTCGATTACAGCAAGCAACACCTTCGTAATCATATTACAGATTGACGGTATACCATCGGCGATTACCTCGCAAATAGCGATGATGCCTTTGCCGAATGCTACGTACACAGTAGGAATAAGACTAACGAGACCTGTCACTATGACCGTCAATCCTGCTACAATTGCTGTTGCTCCGCCGGCAACGGCTGCGGCCAACGCTGCTATTCCTACAGCGAGAGCGTTAATACCAGCGGCTGCGACGGTGATGCCAGCACCTGCGGCGAGGACGCCAACGCCGATTAGAGCCAGCGAAGCTGCCAAAGCGACGATCACGGGAACTAGCGGGCTAAGTATAGCACCGGCAATACCTATAACCGCGAACGCTCCGAATATCGTAAGGAGACCTTTCGCAATACCGGCAAGAGGCATGGCGGCGAGAACTCCAAGCACGACGGTCATTGCTGCTAGGGCTGCCGAGGCGACAATCAAGGCGGCCGAGCCAGCAATAGTACCGCTCATCAAGCGCAAGCCAATCGCCAATTCGACGAATGCAATGCCCAAAGCAACAAGAGCCTGCTTAATGTCTTCGGGAGACATACCGCCCATTTTCGACAAGGCGGACGCCATGACCGCCAATGCCGCACTGACTACCAGCAAACTCGCTCCTATGAGGAGCATATTCTTGGGTAGCAGTCTGGTACCTACCGCCAATATCACGAGGGCTCCGGCTATGCCACGCAGACCGTTCGAAATCGAGTCCCAACTCATAGAGCCGAGGTCCTTGATAGCGGAGGCAAATATCTTCAAAGCGGCACCAACGACAATAAGCGCTACGCTGGTACCCAATAAGAGAACGGGATTTCCCACAATACGGGTGAATAGCGCAAGCTCGGCGAGCAGAACCAGTATAGCGCCGAGACCCTTACCGAGTTCTCCCAAGGACATAGAGCCGAGATCCTCACACGCGGATGCCATGACTTTAATTGCGGCGGAAAGAATTAGTATGCCAGTAGCAGTACCAATAATTTTGCCGTCTACCTGTGCGAATTTCACAAACGCCACAACGGCGGCGATAAGTGCGCCGACGCCGACTAGACCTCGGACGAACTCGCCCCAGCTAAGAACGGCCAACTTGGTGCATGCGGACGACAATATCTTGATCGCCGTCGCGAATATGATAAGGTTAGTTACGCCCTTCATTAACTTACCTTTGTTGGCCGACAACTCCTTAGCGGTTATTACCATAATAGCGGTCAATCCAGCAATACCAGTAAGGCCTTTGAATACGCCGTCCCAATCGAGTTCGGACAGAGTCGCCATAGCGCCCGCCAGAATAGCGATTGCTACGGACATACTTATCATAGCCGTGCAGACTTTCATAAGACCCTTGTAGGTTCCGCCGATCTTATCAAACACAGCCATCGAACCGAGGAGATCAGCGAATAGCGTGCTAACCGCAATAAGAGAAGTGGCGAGTTTGTCAGAATCTATCAGAGATATAACCAAGAGAGAAGCTGCTAGGATGGCAATAGCGGTCGCCATCGTTTTGAAGGTGTAAACTTTCAGATTCTTCGCGAATGCCTTCGAGCAGTCATTGATACACGTACTTACACTGGTTAATATACGCTTAAGGTTCTCGACGAGTCCCTTCGCATCCTTAACTGGTTTAGACAGGTTATTGAAGAAGCCAGATATAGCGGCAGCAACTCCGCCCAAAGACACCGTGTTGATGGTATCCAATATCCGGTCGAAGTTGGCGTTGGAGGCTCCGTTGATGATGTCATCCACCATACCGCCGATAGCACTACCGACACCGAGTGCAACTTTCTTTACAGCCTCGGCGATAGTGATCATAAGCTTCACGAACTTGGAACCGGCTACGGTTTTACCCATAGCTTCAAAAGCTGCGGATACACCATTCTTCATGCCGGCGATCTTATTGCTTGTTTCCTCGACTCTCGTATTTACACGCTCGAGTACGCCACCAAATAGCTCGAGTCCTTTGGATTTGATTTTCGTCCCGACAGCGACCGCGAGATTCTTGATAACCTCGACTGCCGGGGCCAAGAAGTTCTTTACCTTTTCAGCACCGTTTTTGATGCCATCTATGAACTTCTTAAATATGTTATTAAACGCGTCGGTCTTTTTGATGGATTCGTCGAGATTAACCAGCCAACCCTCGCAGGCTGCTAGTAGTTTGACGATCAGGCCGATGGCTCCGCCAGCGATTTTCAAAAGAGGCTTCGCGACATTCCACAAGGATGCAACAGCCCGTATACCGATATCGAGTGCTGCAAATAGCGCACGACATGCGGATTTCAGGGTAGCGGATTGTTCCTCGCTCAACTTAAGACGCTCGGTAAACTTCTTGAAGCCTTCGGTTATGCTGAACAACTGCTTGGCAGTAGTCGGCGGGAATATGTCAGTGAAGGCTTCCTTGATGGGCTTAATAACGCTAATGAGCCCCTCGAAGACATTCCGAAGAGCCTCTATCAGAACAGTACGACCGCCAAGGTCTTTCCAGCCCTTAAGCATCGCATTACGAGATTCGGAGATGCTGTTTATGAAGCCGCCAAGAACATTACTAATATCAGTAAGCAGTTTCTTGGCCTCTTCGAAGTCACCAACGATAATCTCCCAGCTCTGCGTCCAACCAGACTGAGCAGCTTCTTTCAAAGTGTCGAACAGCTGAGTGAACGTCTTAACCTTTGTTGCAGCATCGTTAGCAGTCTGACCCATCTTGAGTATACCTTCGATCTGCTCATCGGTATAGCCCATGGTTTTTAGTTGCTCTTTGGTCAGGTCGCCAGTAAACTTGGAAAGGGTTTCCGTAAGGATATCAGACGAGAGCCATCCTGTTGACAAAGTTTCCCTAAAGGAACCATTCTTTTCAATCATTTCATCAATAGCGATTCCATGAACTCTTGCCGTTTCCTTGAGGGCATCCTGGAATACCTGACCGCCCATACCAGCGTTAACTACGGAGTTCCAGTCCATTAGTTTAACAGTACCGGATGACAAGGCCTGAGAAAGCTGATACATAGCAGTGCTTGCCTGTTGGGAGGTGGAACCAGACACGGCCGCTAGGTTTGCGATACCTTTAATAGCCTGTACAGAAGTGTCCAAATCAACGCCGGCTGCCGTAAAGGTACCAATGTTTCGGGTCATCTCGGTGAAGTTGTAGATGGTTTGGTCGGCGTACTTGTTCAGCTCATCCAAAGCGGCACTAACGTCCTTAAGAGTCGTACCCTTGCTGGACGTGTTTGCCAAGATTGTCTGAATAGCGTTGATCTGAGTTTCGTACTCCTGGAAGCCGGTATTAACGGGGTCGATCGTAAATGCAGAAGCTACATTTCCGGCGAGAGCAATGAGTTTTCTAGCTATCTGGTATTCCAGAACAGTAGCCACTTTCAGGAACACGTCATGAATCTGGAAACCTGCCTGCGTCGCAGTACGCTCCATCTGCTTGAAATCTACTTGATCGACGGCTCTCTGTACGCTCTGAAGACCTTTTGTAGCGCCGTCCATCGCAAGACCCTTATTAAGCTTATTGAGGGTTTCAATACTTGTGCTGACGTTGCGTTCGAACTGTCGGTTGTCAAATCGCATTTCTACTACGCGTTCATCAACCATAGTACTCATAACCTAGTTACCTCCCTCCATGCTTGTTTTGCTAGTTTATCGAAGATAGGCTGGATAGCGGGATTGATGTAATCTCTTCCTTCTACCCAGCCGCCATTACGAGTCGCGTGGCCATACTGAAGAATGATGGCGATCGGGACTCCATTTTGAATATTTGTGTTGTAGAAGCTTATCGTTACTCTGCCGTTAGCCTGTGTTACCTTATAACGCCAGGAACGAGCAGTTTTGCCGGTATCAACAGGTGTTGCAGACGCAAGGGCGAAGACTCCTTCTTTTCCATAGTCGTCCCAGTTAACAAACTTAGCCGCGTCTTTAACGCTCGTCAAATACTGCGTTAACTTTGTGAACTTGCCCTTATGGCTGAAACTTACCATTCGATTACTCCTTATCGGTTATACGCCCAAAAGCTTGGACCAGGTCTTGCTACCAACGACTCCGTCGGCAACCAAACCCTTGGCCGCTTGATACGCCTTCGCAGCATTCTCGGTAGCAGCACCGAAGTCACCGTCTGCGCCGTAGGTCTTGCCGTTGGATGTCATCTTATAGCCGTAGCCGATCAGTAGCAGCTGCAGAGCCTTTACATTATTGCCCGTATTACCCCTTCTCAGAGTGGGAAGAGTAACAGAGCTACCAGAAGAGGGCTTAGCGCTGGTATTGGCGGTGGCTTTAATGTATGTTATGTACGGCAACTTACCGTGCTTCGTCCAGTTTCTGCGATTGTAGCCAGCCTTGGCACAGTTACAAGCGGTAATCTGAACGCCGTTCTTCCACTTAGGGCTACATTCGACAGCCAGACCGTCGCCAATGTAGATGCCGATATGACCTGGCGTCCATACAGCTTCGCCAATTTCAAGGTTGTTGAAGTTGGTGGATATGCCGGAGCATTTGTTGATCATGGCGTCGGCGCCGATATCAGGAACGCCATTGGAAACGTATACAGCACCGCCGTAGACTGCGTTCTTGTTGCCAGACCATCCCCACAGAACGGATTTAATGAGGCAAACACAGTCGAAACCGAAAGTATCGGCGGAAGCTGCCTGAATCATTGGGGTTCTATCTGGTTTCTGGTTATAGTCATGATGCTGAATATACCGCTTCTTATTAGCTTCAGTCATCGGCGAACCGATGCATCCCATAACGTACAACGTTTTGTAGTTATTGGCGATGTCCTTCAACTTGTTAACGAATTCGATATTATTCATAAAACATCATCTCCTATCCATTAGAGTTAAACTTCTTTCTACGAGCCGCATTCAACGCTGCGTTACGGCTCATAATATCTCGCTTACTCATCTTCTTCGGAGGCTGGTTCTTGACGTTACACACTCGAATCAGAGTAAACAATTTGTTGAGGTGCCATTTCTGACACTCAAAGGGAATTTGAAGTGCTATCATCCAGTAGTAGATGAGTTCGGCCGTTATTACTTCTCGGTTGGGCTTGGCAGTAGGGTCGTCGGCAAACCACGTAGCGGTCATAGGAGCTTCTATATACCGGTTGATTTGCTCGATGTTCTCATTCGTCAAGTATCGGTACACTTCGGGGTCAACATTCTGCGTTAATGTCATGCATCTAACGTAGTCAATAGTTTCCTCTACAGTTTTGGTTCCGTTGGTAAGAAACGGCTTGCACCATTTTGATTCCCATTTTGAAAGAGAGACGAGAGAATGCTCCAACTGCAATGTCTGCTCTTTCGTGTAAACAAACTCTTGCTTTTGCGCGTCCCACAGCTCGGCTGAGGGTATCGTAATTCGAAGCATCTCTCAGTCCTCCAGTGCGTTCACATTAGGCAGCGGACTCGACGAGCTTGTTCATGAACGCGGAAGCCGCATCGGCATCGGTGGTGATCTTGTCCATGAAGACGTCATAGGCGTTCGTCTGGGTAAACTCTTCGGTGATCTCGGGAGACTTCTTGAAGCGCTTACCGTCGAGACTCTTGATACCGTAGGCGGCCAGGATGATTTCCTTGAACACCTTGTACAGCTCGGGCACATTCTGGGCCTTGATGATTCTGTCCATCTTAGCGGACAGGCCGCCGGATTCGCTCAGTTCCATTTCCCGCAACTCCGTCTTGGAGAGGTGGAAATAGTGTTCTTCTTCTCTCTTGTTGCCGTCGAAATCGACGTATGCGATAATTTCCTTAACCATTGTTTGTTCTCCTTTCGATTTGCTGCTTAGCAGCACTTTCAACTTTGTTGTAAATTAAAAAGAGGGAGTCGCCAGCCTAACTGAATACGACTCCCAAAAATATGTTCGGCTATGCTTAAATTAAGCAGCCTTGAGCATTGCGACGACCTCGTCGGGCATGGGCAGCTTACCCTTGGTTTCGCCGGTACCGTACAGCATCTCTTCCAAAGCGGCCAGCTTTGCAGCGTCGCACTTGGTGGAATCGATAACCAGGTGAGCCATAGGCTTAGCACCGGTCACAGCAACGGGAGTGGTAGTGACATCATAGGACATGGTCGCTGCCTCGGGGCTCTCGTTTACGGAGGTGTTGGCCTTCTCGGACACGGAAGCACGGGCACCGTAGACCAGGTGGATCTTGTAGCCGTAGTCGGTACCCTTAACATCGTTGCCGATCAGGGTACGGTAGCTGAAGCCAAAGGGCATTCTGGTCTGCTGGGTACCGTAGACGCCGGGGGCCAGCTCGATTTCGCCGATGCAGGGCTTGAACTCATCGGGATACATGAAGCATTCAATGCCGCAGCCGAACTCTTCGACGGACATCAGCTCCAGGTACTTAACGTTGTCGGCATACAGAGGGTTGGGCTCTGCGCCGGTGGGGTTTTCGTTAACAGCGGACAGGCCGTTCCATGCGGCTGCATCGCCGTACTTGCCCTCTTCGTTGGTGGGATACAGGACACCTCTGTCAACGCCGGTTTCATACAGACGCTCGCCAGTCTGGTCCCACTTCAGGTTAAATTCATTAGCCATGGGGTTATCCTCCTTTAAGGTTTATAGATTACAAATACGAAGTGATTGAGATTGTCAGCAACATAGTGTCGCTCGAAGCTGCAGTAAGGAATCTGCATAATCTTCTCGACATACTTGCTGTCGGGGTCATCGTCAATCAGGGTTACTTCATATGACGGCCGATTATTATACCGACCATTATTAGCGAAGGTACTGTCCAACTTACGGAGCGAATACCTAATCGCAGGGATGCGAATTCGTACTGACGATGGGGGATTAAAATAGGTATGCCTATCACCATCAGGATCTGTCAGATCGAGAACGTTCGCCAAATTCTCGTCTAGTTCCAGCCTGCTATCCATTATACACTCCCCCTATCGTCAGTATCAGTCTAGGGTGCTGAACTTCGACCTTAGTGATCTTCCATTTAGCACCCATAAACTCAACCCATTTCATAGAGTGGAAATTCTGATAGGCAAACTGGTCAGCAACAATGCTGATCTGATTGTCAATGTTCAGGTCATCATTTGTACTATTGGGATTGGAAGACCATCTGCTGGTGTTCCGAATAACATCGCCGAAATACTCTCGGACTTCATCACGATTCTTCCAGACGCTAGGCGCGGTTTGCTCGTGAATAATGTAGCCGATTTTACCGAACCACTTTGCCACCAGAAATCACTCCATTTTGAAATTTATTGCCTATAATTAGGCCTGCTTCTTCAGCACGATGGCGGACTTGGGCTTAACCAGAGCGCCGGAGCAACGGGTCTCCATCAGGAACTTCTCCTGGTTGTAGTCGATGTCGAAGTCCTCGAACATGCTCACAGCACCGCCCTTGTCAGCACCGACATTGTAGTCGTTCATGTTGACGATGATGCCGTAGATGTCGTCGTGCAGCTCCATCTCGGGGATGGTCACGATCTTCTTGACACGCATAGCGGTAGCCAGGGCGGTCTCGGACTCGTAGATGCGGCGGCCGTTCTGGTCCTCGATCAGCAGCAGCTCGGTCAGCATATCTTCGGTGGTGTAGAAGGTGGGCTTGCCGGAACCCTTGTACTCCTTACGAGCCTTGACAGCGGCACGGATGACGCCCTTGGCCTCGGAGTCGTTCTGAGAGGTGCTGTTGGCATCGTTCTGGTAGTCAACGCCGGAAGTAACGGTGTACTGGATGGTGTACACTTCGTCGTCGGTCAGGACAGGACGGATGCACAGTTCGTCGATCTTGTCGTCGGAGCCGGGATCACGGTTGTCGCCCAGCAGGTAAGCACGAGCCAGTTCACGATCCAGCTGCTTACGAGCCTCTGCACGAATCCAGGGAATGGCGTCGAAGCTGATGTCCAGCTTGTCGTCGCGGTCCATCTTCATCTTGATGTAAACGGTGGTGGGAGCGGTGGTACGCTTCATGATGGCCAGCTTCAGGTTGGCCTTCTCCTTACCCTTGATGTAGCCGCGGGCACGAGCCTCTTCCTCGTCCATCTCTGCAAACAGGGCACGGACACGGGAGAAGGGAGTGTGGTGGACGGAGCCCATGATGTCGGCTACCCAGCTGTCATCCTCACGGTTCCACTCAGGAGTGGGAGTCAGATCCTTCTCCATGGGGAACAGCTCGGTGATGTCGGTGATGTTGTTGGCAGCAGCGTGCTCCAGGATGCTATCCTTCAGGGTGCCGAAACGCTTAGCGTCGGCGATAGCGTTCTCGATGATGTCTGCGTGCATCAGGGCGTTGTCACGGGTGTCGTTTTCGAATGCATTGTGCTTCATGTTGGTATTGCCTCCTTCAGATTTTTCTTCTTTGTTGTTGTCGTCCTTCTCGCTCAGAGCCTGGCCGACCAGTGCGTACATTACAGTCTTCTGCTCCTCGTTCATGGAGTCGATGACTTCCTGTACAGTCTTTTCGGACTTCTCGGAAGTTTCTTCCTTTTCGTCCTTCTTGATTTCTTCTGCCACGGTTTCTTCCTCCTTGTTGGCTTCTTTATTCTCTGCGGAATGATAAAGAACAATGGCATTCTCGTCGTAGTTAGCGACAAAGCCATCTTCCTCACCATCGCCGTGAGCCATTACGAAATCGATGTAGGCGCCGGGATTTGCGCCTGCAAGTACGACGCTAAGCTCGCGGATGCAACCGTGGATAACGTCATTGCCGACCTGCTTCAGCTTGTTAGCATAGATCGACAGGGATCTTACGTCGCCATGCTCGACCAGCTTCTTGACTCTCTGACCGTCCTTGGTGTCGTTGAACGTGCAATACGCATATACACCTTCGTCGCGGCTTTCGAGCAGAGCATGGCCCAAAACGGCTTCGGATTTGGCGTGGTCGTGGTTCCACAGCAACGGCACAGTCAGGCCATGGTCGTTCTTGAATGCATCCTTACGGATGGTTCGACCGTCGGCACAAAGCAGGTCGTGTCGTGTTGCCCAGCCACCAAAATCACATTTCTGCATTTTGATTTTCCTCCTTCGGAATTTCTTCAGTCATGTCGCTCGCAGCTTTGTCAGCGGGCGCGCTGAGATTCTTGTTTCTAAGCTCGTCAGCATGAGGATCCTTAGAAGGCTTCCAACCGATTGCCTGACGCATCTCGTTAGAGGTTGCAATCTCATTTCGAGTCAGCGTGTCAGCAATGGTGGCAAGTTCGCCAACAGGGACAAGCTTGAAGGGATCTCTGAACGACATGATCGACTGCTTCTTAGACCGAGCATCTTTCGATAGAAACTTTCGTTTCATCTCGTCAACAACTGCCGATACCAGTGGTTCGATTGTGCGGTTGTAGTAGTTCTGCATAGTCTTCTCGTCGGCCGTGCCATCTAATATACCTTGAGTGATTCCCAGCTGGCTATATAGCATACTCGTCAAGAATTCAATCTGTTTCATTAGATTATTCTCGACCGGACGATTCAACTGTGTGATTCGTTCAGTACCGTCAGTATAGGCGATACCGTACTTAGAACCAGACAACTGCTTCTCAATATCTCCACGCCGTTGTTCGGCCTGTTGACGCCTAGCCTCTGTCTTAATGACATAGGGCAGCTGAATAATCAAGTCCAGCTTGCCGGAGCCGCTCTGTTCGTCAATAGCGTCGAGAAGATTAAGCTTTCTAACAAGACGCTGCATGGTGGAGTTGGGCTCATTCATGACAGAATATAAGGGATTCTCAATGATTGCGGTGGTACGCTTCTCTGCGATAAGGTCTTCTTTCTGACCAGTTCGCTCATTATATGCTCGAACTCGAACGTGCTTCGGATGCCAATCGGAAATCTTACCGGTTCGCATCGTGAGGATATCGAAGTCTTCCTCGGAATCAGGCTTATCTTCTGTGTCGATGGGGACAATGGCAATGCAGCCCTCGTCCATCATGGACATGTAAATATCCTGTTTGAATGCTCGTCCTGTCTGGTCGAGATTTGCTTCGATGGACAGGCAGTTGTTCAGAGGGGTATCGAGCGTTTCGAGGTATCTTCCATCTTCATCGAGCAACACATGCTCAATGTCCACGGAGGCAGCATCGATAGCAATTCGATTCAGTGCCGAGTTTAGAATAGACCGTTCATTGCCGAGGCTAAGTCGGACTCTGTCGGGTCTATGAGAGTAACCCGCACCGATACCTCGGTAATATGCAGTGGGGTCTTTGTTAAAGAAGGCGTTCCAGGCGTGTTTCAGTCTGGAGCCAATAGTTTCGGGCATTTAAATACTCACCGCCTTAATAAAAAGTAGCTGGAAACGATCATTTAAATTTCTTTCCCGCTTCTTCAGCTCGCCTAGAGACTTCGTCATGGCTGATCAATCCTTGAACATAGCTTTCCATGGATTCGATAGCGTACTTGTTGCTTTTAGCAAGGTCGTCGAAATCGTATAGACCGTATTTTTCAGCCAATGCTCTACCCTTCTGGTAGTTTTTGTCGTTCTTGATGAACTCGACATACTGCTTGGTGTAGTTTCGGTGCCAGTCCTCGTTGAACTGCTTATTGTAGTTGCTCTCATAATCCGGGTCATCTGCGCTATGGGTCCGATTGTACTCAGCAATTTTGCCACTATTGTACTCGTCGGCGGTTTTGTTGTAGCTATCAACAAGTAGACGCTGATGATTTTGTGCTTGCGCAGCCTGGGTTTTCTGCATAAGCTTCTTATAGTCTTCGCTATATCGCTTCCGACCGGCCGGAGTAAGGCTGCCGTCGGCATTCTGATAACGGCGAACACCCCATCTCTGACCTCTTATGCCATGGTGGGATAACTCACTGCTCATGTGACTCACCTCTTGTCAAATAAAATCAGACAGACCCTCAGCGATAGCTTCCGCTACGGTAAAGTTTCTGCCAAGTGTTTTGGAATATATGTCAGTAAGAGAGTCCATAGTTTGAGCTACCTCTTTGACTTTAAGATGCCCTATCTTGTCTATGACTCTTCCTACTGCCTCCCTCGCAGTAGGACTGGCTGCGAATTTTGCACCGGCATAGGATACACCGATGCCAAGCGCAGCTGCGCCGACCGTTTTAGCTATCTTCTTAGCACGACTTGGCTCGTCGGCATTGTTATCGGAGTTATACCGCTTCTTGCCAGCTTCGGTAAGGCTGCCGTCCGTATTCCGATAACGCCTAACGCCCCATTTCTGACCCTTGATGCCGTGGTGGGTTAATTCTTTGTTTTCCATTTTGAATTTTCTCCTTACTCGAAAGCATCTTTGTTAGCTTTGTATGCTACGAAAGCGTCCATCATAGCGGCCACAGGGTCGATTTTAGCCTCATAGCGCTTCTTATGCAGCTTTCGGTTACCGTTTGTGTCCTCCATCACGACGCAGTTGCCCATAGCGAAAGACATTATGTTCTCGTCGAATAGGAGCATTCTCTCCTCGGAAAGTTTCTTCAACTCGCCAAGAGGAACAGTTTCCGTCCTAGCACCCTGAATGACTTTCTCAATGCCATACGGACCGTTCTCGGTCTCCCATCTTTCGATGAACTTTTCGGCGTTGTACGGGTCAAAGCCGAGGCATCGGACGTCATAGCCGCGCTCAACGATATGGTTGTCCAGGTCCTCGTACACCTGAGTCATGTCAAGTATAGTTCCGTCAAGGACAATCAAACTACCTTCGGCCATAAACTGGTCGTACTTGGCTCGCATAGCGCCAGGGAGCTTCATTAAGGTAAGGGAAGAAATATAGTTTCGAGTCTTTATACCGAAACTGCCATCACGAAGCGGGAAGAGGAAGGTAAACGCACAGAAGTCATCGCCTTGAGATAGGTCAACGCCCATGGCACAGGGCATATTCCAATAATCACGCTTGCGATGTGCAAGAGTTTCTTCATAGGAGAAGTAGTACGTATAGCCTTCCATCGGAAGTCCGAAACGCTTAGCCAAAATATCGTTTCTTTCGGCAGGAGCTTTCTCAGCGGCCTCAACGTCCAGTTGGTAGGTGTCATATGTAACTGTCTTACCAAGGTTAGGATTGGCCTTCAGCCACATTTCAGGCATACCAACTTCGTCGATGGAGTCGAGTTTATACCACCATATCGAAACGTGGGGATTGATGTACTCACCTTTTAGGATTTTCATCAACTTCATTTTGATAGTATCACCGATTCCGTTACGGACGGTACCCTCGGAGCTGATAGCAAGTATCAAATAGTCGTTATCAGCGGTATCGCTCTGCTCCTTGGTAGCACCCTGTCGCAATGCGCCAACGGGATCCTCACTCACGTCACCGGACAACCACTCGTCAATGGTCGCTAGTCTGACACGCAGACCTTGTAGTTTGTCTATACGCATAGGACGAATCTCGATGAACGAGCCAGTCAAGAAGTTTTCGATACCCTTCTTGGTAGAGGCCAACTTTACACGATTAGCTTTGGAACCAGTCGTATTCTGGAGAGATCCTTCGGTGAGGAACTTAAACAACGGGCCTCTAGCTCTCGTGATGGATGTTCTAATAGGCGATAGAATTTCCTCAGACTGCCTCATCGTAGGAGCAGTGACGATTTGATGCGTTGTAGAGGTGTCGATGTTCAGGGTATAGCTTTGATGGCAAGACGCATACATAGATTTGGCTGCGCCTCTAGCGACTATGAGATACTGTTCCGTAATCAGTCGCTTTTTGATACGCTTGTTCACATATCGGCCACCATGTCCATCGGGGTTCGGGACGTATACACTTCTATCTTCGAAGTAATACCAGCCGTAAATCTGCTCGCCCCACAACTTAAATGTGTCCAACAAGTGTAGATCGGATCCATCGGTTAAGGTGAGTTCGGTTTCGCAGTATTTGATCCATCCCTCTACAGGTAATGGGTCATAGTATACGCCAGGGTTTTCTATGAGGTCATCTATCCGGTTCATCTCCATAGAGATTTCTCTGTTAACCGGTATTTCTCCACGAAGTACGGCATCTCGAAACATTCCGTAGTATTTCGGAGTCGCCGTGTTCGATAATGCCATAATCGTTCACCTCACTTGTTATTGTCTTTCAAATATGTACCTTCTTCTTTCCAGATGGATGCAATTTCATCCATAGGTACTTCTTTCTGTCCGATATAGACGACACTCTTCTGCCTGTCAAATATGATCGACGGCTCCTTGCCAAAACGGCCGGCGTCCATGTCATCGGTAACGAAGGAATAGCCCTTTTCTGCGAGCTTCTTGAAATACGCATCTCGAACATACTGATTTCCGCCGATGGCTCGGACAAATGTGTCATAGCCCTTCTCGCGGAGTTTCTTCTCGTCGAGCTTACTATACTTGTACTCGTAGAACTTTCGAGGAAGAGGTGTAAAGAAGTGCCAGTCATCCTTATGGTAGGAGCCAAGCTCTTTCGCAATGATTGGATCGTCTTTGTACAGTTCCATGAAAGTGTCCAGACGCTTCTGCTTTGAAGGGGCTTTCAAGTCTTGGGCGGCTTTCATGTCAATGCTATAGACGGTGGCATTGTTGTTCATAGCCTTGAGTCTGGCGCTAAAGAAGCCTCTGTAATGGCGACTATCTTTGTTAAGATAAGTCACGTAGGCATGACCTTTGGACGCATTCTCCTGATGGATACTAAGTCGCTTAAAGGAAGTGCCTTTCTTGATGGTAATGTCGCCAGGGTTATTATGGTCTATAGGATACGGAGGACCATGCCTCACACCCCATTGCATACCTTTGACGCCATGATGTTTCAAGAATCCGCTCATAGGCATTACCCCATGCGTTTCTTGATGTCCATAATGGCGAGGGTGATAGCCAAGGCAGAGCCTGTGACAGATAGAACGTCGCCGCCGATTTCGAGAATGCGGCTAACGGTTTCCTGTCCCTTGTGGACGTTCGCCTGGTTGAACATGTCGTTGTACTGACGCTCGAGCATTGCTCGATTGATTTGCTCACGCATTTCCTTGTCGGACATGTTGCTCAGATCCATCATCTTCTTCGGACGAGCCCGCATGGCGTCGTCATTGAGCTTCTTCAACCGGTTCGCAGCATTAGCAGATTCATCGGCGACTCTCTTGTTATCGGAGAGATCTTCCCGAACCCACTTATCGGGGTCGGCATTGAATCCTTCGACCTTGCCCTTTTTGGTGGTGCGGTATCTACGACCGTTGGCGCCCTCTTCCTTGTAACCGGAAGCATCGGCGTCCTTGTAGTAACGCTTCTTGCCAGCCTCGGTGAGTGTGCCGTCATAGTTTCTGTAACGCCGGACGCCCCACTTCATGCCTTTGAGGCCGTCGTGTTTCAGTTCATTCTTTTCCATTTTGAATTTTCGCCTCCCTCTTTTAGATGTAGTGAATCGATCGCAGACTATCGAGGTCCCACTCGAAGACCATGAATCTACGATGAGTCCCGATAAAGTCTTGGCGGTTAGACCAATCGTCCACCGCAGCTCCAGAGGACAGACGACGTACCATCACGCCATAGATGTCTGCTTCTGTTTCGTGATGGAGATGTCCTGCGTGGACTTCTCTAATCGTTGCCTGGGCAAATTCTTCCGGAAAAGCTATCGGGAAGATGTGTGCCAGGTTTTTAGCAGTTGCCTGCTTAGAATCGCCATGGGTAACCATGACGGAATTCTTGCCATAAGTGAAGACCTTACGATACTCCATAGAGTCATCTACAATAGTCGAACCATATCGCTCAAGCAGCACTTGCATAAACATCCAAGATACGCTGCGATCGTGGTTGCCAGCACTATAGAAGACCTTAACGGTATTCGCATTCTGGAGGGAAGCCTCGATTATAGCCATGATGAAGTCACGACCTTCTTTAACTGCTCTCACCATGTCAACCTTGTCGACCACAGTACCTTTAGTAGTGGTAGGATTGACAATGCTGTCGTTGTGGAAGTAATCCTGACCGACAGGGATGACAATTCTGTCCCAAGACTTGCTGTGAATCAGGCTTAATATGTCATGCAGAACAGACTTGTAATGCTCCATGAACGACACACCCCAGTGCATATCGAAGAGAGGAATCTCCAGCATTCGGTCAGCATTGATGTCGGTCATCAGGCGAGGAGTATGTTCATAGGGAGTTACGGTTGTACGAATAGCTTTCAGGAAGTCTTCAGGGTCGAAGTCATCAGCCTTCTGCTTAATCCATGCCTGTACGATTTCGCCAGTCTTAGATACCTGTACGGTTGCATTATGGGCAGTGAAGCCTTCGTAAGTGCCTGCTTCGAGGGTAAGGTCGTCAGGGAATATTCGTTTGCCCCACTTGTTAATGGCTCGCTTGAACGATTCGAATGTGCAGGGATTCTCGACAGCAACAGTAAAATATGTATTGTAGATTTCTCTATTGGTGGAACCCTGCTCTTTCATGCGAATACATTCACGCTTTACTTGTATAGGGATAGCTTCTCGCATATGAGCACCCCCTTATTATGCATCGGCATTAACGTTGAGTCGCCACTCGATCCGCTCGATCTGCCGATTTATGGACTCGATGACGGCAGAGTTGTTCGGAGGGTCAAACAGCAGTCTAACCTTCAATACCATATAGGATTTCACGCCTTCGAAACGGACTGTATCGGTAGAGGGGATGAAGTCAGACCAGAGTTCGGTCGCATCTTCAATCGCGAAACCCTCGGAAGGACCTACGCCAATCTGGTGGAGTTCCATGAACACCGTGTTGATGTGCATTTTTATGATGTTGTCGAAGTACGTATGCTCCGCCGCTATTCCGAGCGCTTCTTTAATCGATGTTAGTATACTTTCCATACTATTTCCTCCTTCTACAGTCGTTTCCAAGGACAAGTGTCATTGGGTGTTCGCTCCACGGGAGCTTTGATCAGCAGACTTTCGTCGCCATAGTGAATTGCGTCATGAGTATTCTTGATTGTACAGACCAGATACTCGGGGTCAAGTAGAAACTTGGTTCTTCTGAGAATGTCTTCTTTCCTTACTGGGTTCATGTGATGAACAATGATTCGATTAGATACTTTCTTCGTGAGTCGGTCTTTCCAACCGAAGATTTCTCTGTCAGGCATCGCTAAGTCGCAGCCGCCATCTCGAATAATTACGAAATCTCGAAGTTCAATCCATTCATCAGACCGTAAGAAATTCTCATACAGATACTTGTCGAACCCGAAAGTTATCTCGCCGATTTTTCCGCCAAGTCGCAGATACTTGTACCGCTCTTCGAAAGTAGGCAGGGTGATTAGTTCAGAGTAGGTCCTAATATTCATCGGGATCACCATTACCACTATACAGTCGCAAAGCCCGAAGCACGTGCTCGTACTTTTCAGCATCTCGCTCTTGGTTCTTTATTGCGTCGGCTTTGGCTTCGAGGAGCAGGTTTTCTCGTCTAAGCTTCTCCCTCTCAAGACGAGCCTGCTCGGTGCCGAGCTTTAGAAAATGTGTAATAACCTGCGAAGAAGCAGTTCCGTCATCCAACTGTCTCTCCGCTAAATCAACAGCTTTTGCAATTAGCTGATTCTCTCTAGCTTCGGGCGATATTGCCGGTCTTCTAGGCTTTCTTGTGCCTGAGGAACTCTCGGCTTTACCTTTAGCCATAGTTACTGCCTCCTCTCACTTAGTGTTTGTGTAGATAACACTTAAGGAGACCCACAGGGGTGGCTATATTTTTGCTGAAAGGAGAAGAGAAAGGCAAAAATGAACAAGGAGGTATATGGACATTGGGTGCCATCCTTGTGGGCCTGCTTAAGGGTTATCTAGAATGAGTAGAGGGGCGCCCGATTCGGGAACCCCTCGTAGTCATTTTGAAATTAGTTTAGTGTTGAGCCGCTATGATTACTCGTATACCCTTTCAGTGGACAATGCGCCGCTGGTGGAAACGGTCAGCTTCCACTTACCACCGCTGGAATCAGTTAGCAGGGGCATATATTCAGAGGCAAGACGATAATGTCTTGTTTCATAGTAAGTTGCCAAAGATACCATCGGCAAGGGTGCGCTCTTGATATCGTGGTATATGCCAGGACGAATGAGCCACCCACCGAGTCTGGCTTCTTTGAAGATAAAGCACAGAGCGTCTCTGTTTTCGCCTCTGCCGCTTTCATTGAAAATCATGTTGAAACCAACTACCTCACCGTTGCGGTCTACAACATCAACCACTTCATATGTCACATTAGAATAGGTTAATGTGCTTGTTTGATAGTTATAGTTGTACCACTTACACTTGCCATTGGCGTCGATATAGTAGTAAGGCTGAACATACCCCATAAGGTACAAGCCATATACTTCCTCGGGCTTCGTGAATACTGTATCGGAGAGATGGTAAAACTGACAATTTTCACGGAGAGCGCCGTTATAGTTAGTACCGCTATTGAGTTCTACTTTTATTTCGGGAATAATACTATAAGGATAGCCCTCAGGCAAATACTTTGCAGGAAGTCTGTGAACATCTTCAAAGACCTTGCTAACGGCAAAGTTGTGTTCGCCTTCCGTGGGTGCGTAGAAGTGCATACGAGGATTATAGTAATCGCTAAACACGAGGCAGAAGGGTTCGCCGGTGTCTTCGGCCAACTCATCTCCATCACCGCCCCAGCATTCGGGTCTTGAGGTTGACTTGGTCACCATCGACATATTGCCGCAACCCTTTCCATAGTCGTAGAATTTTATTACCTCGCAGAAGTATTCAACGCCATCAAACACTACTCTCACCGTGTCGCCAGCGGATACCTTTTGGAGATTGGCCACCTCGGGAGAGACGTCCACGGTTGCTGTAGTAGCACCATAGAGCAACGTGAAGTCTCCTTTGTACTCAAGCACAGGTTCTGCTTTTGTTTCCGCATAGAGGATAGGAGTCCACAGATACTGCTCGCCGGGATGCTTGTGGGCGGGGAAGTAGGGCAGGGTTCTGACTTCGTTGATGTTGCCGTGGCAGCGGTAGAATGCGCCGGTTTCGGTGTCCTTATACAGGTAAGCCGAATTGCCGAAGGTGTCCTGAGTAGGAGGACCCATGCCTTCAATGATTCTCATAAGTAATCATCCTTTCGTAAAATATGATGCGATGGTTTATTCGGGATCATAGTTAGGTCTACCGTAGCCGACTATGCTGGTGTCGCTAAGACTATATTCCAACTTGAACACGCCATTACTGGTGTTACCTTCGATGGTGTAGACCTTTGCACTGTCGACCTTGTAAACAATGCCCGTATGTACTTCGACGCCATCGGTGTTCTTGAAGAAGATTTGATCGCCAACCTTGGGGTTACTGGTATAGAATCGACCACTCCATCTGTAGTAGTTTGCCGACCAGTCCACGCCAGCGCCTAAGCTATTGTCCGGCTGACAAAGCAACTTTTTAGCAGCCTCTACGCCAAATGCCCGAATAAAGCACCAATCCACAAATACATCGCACCATGCGGCTCCATTTTTCGGAGTATTGTAAAATCCGCCGATTGCATCAATATCTCTAGCGTACTTCGTAAAGTTGGCACTGCCGGCATTCGCTGTCTTACTGTCAAGCTGCGCGTTGGACGCCTTTTCGAGATAGTCGACTTCCGCCTCTGCTATCGCTATTAGATTGCTCGCTAAGCATCTCATAACAAAACCGAGGCTTACCTCAACATTGCACACATCATTATCGCCATTAGGATGCATACAATACGCCGTAATTTCGCCGTTACCGCAAAGAGTATGTCCGTCAATATCTTCGCTTTGAGAACTTGCGATCAAGAGTTCCGATTTATTTGTGGGTTTTCGATCATTCTTGAAAACAACCATTGCCGATGTGCCGTCAACCAGAACGTAATAAGTATTACCATCTTCCACCGGTACAGAGCAAGAGGTTCGCTGGCCGCTTTCGTCAGCAAATGCGCCGTAAGCGGTAAATTTCTTACCTTCGGCGTCAGCCTTGTACATCGACAAGAACTCCTCATAAAGAGTGTTCATGTCGGACTTGCTGGGGACGTTTTCGCCAAATAGTTCTGTCATGTTAATACACACGACGTCATCGATGTAGCCAGTTAGATTTGCGCTGCCGCCGCTGCCAATCCAAATTTGAGTGGTTGCGGTTTTGGGGGTGAAAGTGTGGCTAACCGTTTCGAAAGTTTCCGACACGCTACTATCGTCGACAGTATCCGATATGACCTTGCCGGCTCCGCCAATGTAGTACACCTCAACGCCAAGCCAGTTACCGGCAGTATAACTCACAAGCCGGCGTTTACAGGCAATGTAGAAATTGTTGTCGTTGGGCAAACTGAGGTCTTTGCTCATTTGCACACTTGCACTGCCAGAACAGTTCCACGCACTAGGGCCTGTGTTATAATCCTCAGTGGTGGGTGTCGGCTTAGCAAGGCTGGAATATTGCGCCCATCCAGAGTTATTGGCCTCTGTAATTGCACTCACCTCGGAAAACATGTTTCCGCTAAGGAAGATTTCCCGGTAGGTCTTGCCGCCCCATGCCACACTGTCCAGAGTTGTGTGGTTTACCGTCATTCTTATGATTTTAGGATTAGAGACATCTATAGAACCGTCGGAATCAGGCAGCGCATTTACAGCGGCCAAGATAGCCTGGAGGTCAGTTGTATTTTGATTAAGTTGTGTGCTCATGACAAACCTCCTTAGCTATTTTCGTCGTATTCCACGCCGTAGCGATCAACCAGAGCCTTTACCGCTTCGTTTTTGATAATTTTCTGTTGCTGACCATGATTGAGTTCGTTGTACATAGTCTGCAAGGCGTTTTTCGTTTCCGTTTTCACCGCTAAAATAGCGGCGGTCAATTCGTGCTTTTTCATACTTCGACCCCCAGTTCAGCAAGTGCGGAAAGATAGTCCGCTTCTGTTGCTTCGACATCATCTTCCGTAACAGGTGCTTCTGCCAGTTCCCATGTCAAATCCGTGCGAAGTCGGTAAGCATAGCCAGTTTCAGCGGTTGGGCGGTTGCGGATAACGGAAAGAATATTTTCGTATTCTTCCTGCGTGATTTCTTCGCCACCCGCGCCTGTGCCGATGGCAAGGATATAAGTATCTTCGATGTTTTTGTAATATCTCATATCAGCCACCCCTTTATGCCACGAAGTTCAAAGTGCCAGCAATCCAATGATATGTTAAACCAGCAAGTATAGGATAGGTGGAATTGCATCGGGCGGTGAACCCGTTTTTGGTCAGATTGTACTCTGCCGCTACAGTATTAGTCGAAGTACCACCTTTACCGCTTGCATTATATCCAGCGACAATATATTGGGTATTAAGAGTTGCATTTATTCCCATGTTAAGCACCACGCCACGCACCGCAACACTCGTTGTCGCAGTTGCAATGTGTGCACTATCCAACCACCATATAGCAAAATCGGGGGCAACGCCCAAATTGTGAACGACATTTGTTTGGGTTGTTGCATCGGAACTGAGGGTGAATGTGCCATAGTCTATTGCGGAAACGCCAGCGGGTAGACCACCACCGCTTGCACCACTTGCCAGTGTACCCAGCACACCGAAAATGCTCACGCCATCGGCAATGTTCTCCGCTTTTAGATTTGCATCGCCCTTGATGGTCTGCACACCGCTCAAATATTGTCCAGCCGCAATCGTTTGATCACTTGTGCCAGGAGTGTAGGTCTTTGCCGATTGTATTGTTACATCGCTACCAACATAAGTCTTGCTGATAGCACCGACAGAAACGGAAGATAATCCGTCATAGCCGCTGTCGGGAGTAACAGTCTGTGCGGCTTCACTTGGTGTTACAGACTTTGTTTGAAGTGCTGGTGGTGTGTCACTGCTTGCTGTTTTACCTCTAAGAGCGGCAGAGATTTGAGATATTAGGTCAGCTTGAGTTGCGACAGTTACGTCAGTTTCCGCTTTCTTATATGGATTTGTGCCAAATAGCTTTACGCCCTTAGCATATGCCGTTGCGCCCTCGGTGATCTCGGCTTCAGTGGCCGTTGCATCAGAAGTGTCGCTACCACCGCTTCCGGTTTCGATAGCCTCAACTGCCGCCTTCATACCGGCAGGAAACGCTAGCGGCGCAGATGTACCGCCTTTCCTTCTAATTGCATCCGCCACTATGGTTAAATTGGCCTCCAATTCAGCGGAGTCCACAATTTTGTCATATGCCATCAGTAACTACCTCCCGTCCATGTAGGAAGTGCCGCTAAAACGGAATTGACGATTTCAGATTTATCATCAGAGGTCAGTGTATAGTCCTTACCGTTATACACGGTAAATGTGCTTGTCGTGTTGTCGGTATAGGTGATTGTATAGGTGTCTGTAGTACCGGGGGATCCGTCACCACTCGTTCGGCGAACGGACGCGATACCACGACCATCCTTTCCGATTGCCCCGCTGTTGCCGGTGTCGCCGGTGCCACCCAAACCGTCCAGTATGTCCACTACCTTTGTGCTATCGACATCGGTAATGATGAGTCTGTGACCTCCCGTAATCGTCGTCACACTTATAGTTGGCGAGAATCCGTCTTGACCATTTCGGCCGTTCATGACGGTGGCAGAGGTCGTGCCGTTTTTGTCGGTGATAGTAATCTTTGCGCCGCTGGCGGTCTGGGTCACGGTTGCGGTCGGAGACACCGCAGTTGATTCGCCGGGTTGATAGTTCGACTCAAGACGCTCGAGCATAGCTCTAAGGCGTTCGATGAAGTCTGGGTACTCGAACTCGATTTCTTTTTCTGCTTCCAAGCCTTCGAGAATGGTACCGATTGCGGTGGTAGTATTAAACTCTCTTGTAACAATACCCTCTTCGTCGATCTCACGGAAACACAGAGCAAACTTGATCGTGCCTGCACAATGGGCGACGAATCGGCTAATGAGCCAACTGAAGGTAATCGAGTTATCCTCTGCTTCGAGATCGTCTACCTCGTATGCGTCTGTGTTGCCTTCGGCATTCTTGACGTTGACTCGCAAAGTGAAGGTGGACAAATCGATGCCGTTATAGAATCGAGGTCCGCGGAAATGTACTCTAAGTACGTCGTCATCCGACTCAACGCCGAACACGCCGAAGTCAGAGGGTACGGAAATGGTTCTGAGATCGCTGTCGATAATCAGAACTTTATTCTCGGCGGATTCGCCTACAGCCAAAAGTTCTTCAGCAGTTGCCATTATTTACTTACCCCCTGTCTTACTATGATGCGATTGGTGGTCATCACATAGCCCTCGGAATGCTTGCCGAGGATGGCGACCTTGAATGTTTTGTTGTTCTGGACTTCGGGAGGGACTACGCAACAGCCGTCCTTTAAGAATACAGCGTGCTCCTCGTCGCCCTTCCAGAACCGGGCAATAATGCTACATCCGTCCCACTCGTCGGTGAACGTGAAATATGCCTGAAGGTTACCTTCACTACCTGCCATAAGCCCGTCAAAGCTACAGTTAGGGTCTTTTTTCAGCTCCTGACCAGCGACATTGAACTTTAATGTACGCATAAGTCCCTCCTTTTCCAAAAAGTTTTCTCAAATATGTCCCCCGGGGAATTTTCAAAG